TCAACAGAAAAACGACACAAAACAACTAAATTATTGAAGAATCAAAAATCAGATTTTTTAGTATATTCTATATTTATTTTTTAATAATAAAATTTGATCAAGTACTATAAAAATAAAATTCTATTGTTTTTAGTAGTTTATTCTCACGAATCTAGGGAATCCAAGAAATTGCTATAAAAATAAATAATAGAAATTTCTATTGTTTATATTATATTATATTTATGAGATATGAATGTTAAGATGATAAAATTCAGCCTTTTGAAGATATCCATAAAGCTGACGGATTTTATCATTACATATAGTAGGGAACATATTCTTACATAAATCAAAAATCTCCTTTGTTTGATATTTTGCAAGTTGAATTTTACGAACAAATAAAGTGTTTTCGTCACCTAAATTTTTAAATGCATCACCAAAAATAATTTCATCAATAGAACTCTGATCCTTATGTGAAATAATATCAGAGTTGATGATAATCTTAATAATCATATTAACAAGATGCTTATAAACATCGCACTTATTGAAAAATGTTGAACTAATTTTTGAAACATCAAATGATAAATTTTCTAATTCATCAATCTCATAAACATTTGAAATGTTAAAAGAGTAAGTTCTTGGAACAATTTCAGATGAAACACCACGACGTCCAGAACGACCTTTAGTTTGTTTATATTCACTTGCACTAATTTCTATGAGATTTCTCCTCATCATACAAACGGCCATAAGATTAAAATTAACACCCATAGTCATACCATATTCACAAAATAATAACTGAAGTGGATTACTTGTACCACTCACTTTAGATTTAACATTGATATATTTGAAAATTTCAATCTGAAATCCAAGTGGAATTGTTGATGTTACAAGACCAATTCCGTACTTAATTCCTTTCATTAAAAGTGGAATAATACCACTTGTATTTTCCAATGGATCAGCATCTTGAGCAATTAAAACATTATTAAGTGTAGTATTATTACGTTGATCTGAAGTTTTCAAAGAAAAGAAATCACCACCACTGTTAGAATTTCCATATCTATAATATGGATGAATTTCACTCATAAAACAATCAAGATTTAAATGAATTTGGTTATATTCAAATAAAAGTCCATACAACTCATCAGATTGAATGTGATACATTGACTTTAAATCAATACCTGATCTTTTCTTAAATGTACTGATTAAATCATCAAAATCACCATATGAAACTGGTTCGTAATTAACATCTCGAATAACTTTCATAATTTCCGTACTGATTTTTTCGAACCATTCAGCTCTTTTTTCAGTACTGTTTAACTTATCACCAAAAATATCTCTATCTCTATCATATTTATTCTTAAGATTAAACCAAATCTTACAATTATAATTTTTCTCATCTAAATAGTTGATAAAACTTTTGTATGTTTCAATTGTACTAAGTTCATTTTCACTGTAAAATCCAATTGGTACAGTTTGTGCACTCATAGCATCTCTTGCTATGAGTTCAATTGCTTTATTGTCAAGTTTCTGTTCTGTAATTTTCTCACCATGTTGAAACTTTTCAACACGACCATTTGTAATTTTTATGGGGTATTTTAATTGCTTTTTCATGATAGGAACATGTGTAGCTCTGTTTGATTCATCAGAAAGACCAATGTCATCAAATGTATAAATAATTTCCTCAAACTCCTTTATACCAGTGAGTTCTTTTGCCTTTTCCTTAATATTCTCAATAGAATTAGGTGAAAGTGTAGCAGAAATAAGAATAACTTGTGAGTTGGGATTCTTTTCGTATGAAACAGCCTTTAGAATACTTTCAATTGCCTTACATTCCATTTTTTGTTCAACTTCTTGCTCCTGTACATAAGTTGGTGATAAAACTTGACTTTCATCAATAATAAGTGCTGAACAATATTTAACGGTTGTATTTGATAACGTTTCACAAACTTCATTTTCAATATTATCCTTATTAAGAACAAGTTGTGTTTCTCTATCTGATTTTGTAATTTTTGAATTCTTACGAAATGAAACTGGATACAAATATCTCTCAGCTTCAATAGGTGTTGCAAATAAAACTCTTGTTTCCTTGGGTACATTGTTAATAGATTTAATACTAAGACCAAATAAATGAGAAATATCAGGGTATTGTTTTAAAGCATTGGCAAACTGTTGAACAGCAAGTTGACTTGTAGGTGCAAGGAAAACAATGAAACCATCTGAATTGTTGATATGTTTGTTAATCTGAATTTTAGTAGCTAAATTAGCAACCTTTGTTTTACCACCAGATGTATCACCAACCAAAATAAATGATTTACCCTCACGTGTATAATCTAAATATTTTTGCTGCCACCAATCAAGTATAAATTCAGACTTTGTTTCACCAAATGTACCATTAAGAATTGCATTTAAAGTTTCCTTTGATTTAGCTTTATCTGATACATTTTCATTTGATTTAATTGCACTAGATAAAAATTTCATAAGATCCTTAATAAGATTGATATCAATCTTAATTCTATTAGATTCAGATCTAACATTTTCTTCTTGTTCTATAACATCCGGAATATCATCAATGTCACTGTCACTATCTGTATCACTATCAGAATCAACATCTGGTACACTTGACTTCATCCATTTAGAACGAGCCTTTCCATTTTTGTTTTTCTTACTCTTCTTTTTAGTAACAGTTTTTGTTTGTGTGATAATAGGTGTAGAAATGAATTTATAAATATTTGATTCGCGACCAGATGAACCACCAAAATACTTGTTTACATCATCTATTTCCTTTGTGATTTTTACACTTTTACCATTTATTGTTTTCTTTTCAATAATTTCTGTTTTAAAGTAATCAAACTCAAATTTAGAGTATTCAGAGAAAATTTCATTCAGTCTATCAAATGTATTACTATATTCTTCATTTGTATCTCTCATTAAATTAAAAACCTTTATAATTTCAATAACAATATTAGGATTATCGAGACACTTTTCGAGAATTTCATTGATATTTGAAACATTTTGATGTTTTAATTCAATAAGTTTAACCTTCTTAAAACTACTATCAGTAAATTTTAAACGAAGAGTATGTAATGCCATTGAAATCATTTGTCTAGTTGTTTCCGAGTCATTCATTGTATCTTCTGACAAAACTGTACCCTCACCAACATATTGTCTTAAATATTGTCTAAACTCATCAAAAACTTCGGGGTCAACAGGAGAAAGAAAATTACTACTAATTGCACCTAAAATTGAAGAATTCAATATCATACGCTTAGCAGTATCTGCTGATGAAACATTAACAACATTTGTAGATGAATCACCAATAACTAAAGTAGAACCAAGATTAAGTGAATTTTTCATATTTTTCAAATGAAGTTCAACTGGTGTACCAATAATGGTCTTGTCAATCTTCTTATCAATATTCAAAAGAATTGTAGCATATTCAGCATAAATTTTCTGTGTAGGACCAACCTGTGTAAGAGTTCCTATAAACAATCTAATTTTGTCAAATACACTATTAATTGAATCAATGTACTTAGATTGAATTTCAGCAAGTTCATCACTAGACTTATCCTTATATTCAGGTAATTTTTTTATATCAAAATATATCATACACTTCTTAACGTTCAATATATGTCTTATTATATTAATTCCAGATTCGGTTGTGAAAAACTTTTCTCTTGTATTTTTTGTCTCGAAATTGGCATTGAACAAATCATACATATCTGGTGTTCCCATCTTGTATTTTTTTACATCTGAAGTGTAATAAAATGTTGGTTTAAGTTTTGTTCCAACGGTTGTGATTTTAATTGTATCAGTAGTCTTTGACATCTTTTATTTATAAAAGATGAATAATTATTCATTTTTTAACATTTCTTTATTGTATATTTTATGAAATCAAAAAATATCTGAATATATGATATATTATTGTCAATATATAATCTTACATTATTTTATAAAAACTTATTAAAAATCATTATAATAGTCCTCACTTATACAATTTGTTGCAAGATGATTTTGAATTTTTTCAATATCTGATAATTCATTATTTATAACGTTTACATGTTGGTCAATAGATTCATTTATATTTTTAATTGGTTCATTTGGTATTTGTACAACACCAGATGAAATCATATTTAAATATTCATCAGATTTTAATATTCCATGAATAAGATTTATAATTGAGTAACCAATAGACATTGTTTCATCTAAACTAGCTTTTGAATTAATTTTAAATGAACCTTTATCTTTAATATCAATTTTATGAGCTTTAATTTTATTGTTATTTTGTATAATAATATATCCATCTTTATCTAATATTGGTATAATAATTGTAAGTGGTTTTTTACCAATATTATGAAAAACAGAATTATATCCTTTATTTACAAGAATTGTACATAGGTATGGTAAAACTATATTTTTACAATTTAAATTACCGTTATATGTTCCATTATATATTTGTGTTTCACCAGTTTTTATTTCTATTTGTTCATGAAATATAGAAAATTGCCCTGGTTTTATTTGTGATATTAAGTGTAATTTAGTCTTATATTCTTCAAAATTAGGATACTCAATAAGAAACACTAACATAAGATTTATTACATTTAGGTACGGTTTTAATACATCTTTATATTTTTCAATATTTTTATTTATTTTATCTGATCCATTTGGTAATAATATACCATTATCTGTTACAATTTCATTTATTATAAAATTTACAAGATTTAAACGTTCATTTACACCTAATATAAAAAATGGTTTCCATAAATCATTTGTATTTTGTATGTATGTTATTAATTTTGTTGTTATATCTTTAATAATATCAAATGATGTAATACCAGGAACATGAATTTTTGAACAACCTGCTTTAGATGATGAAATTTTCATATGATAATTTTTATTATTAGTTTGAAAATCTACTGCAATTGCATTACCAAAAACACTTGACTGTTCTGCTTGATTTTTTACAAATCTAACACCTCTAAGATTTCTACCCATTTTTTTAATTTCATTATTTGGTATAATTGATACAATTATATCTTCCATACCAAAATATGGTATTGGATCATTTTTCTTAAATGTAAATCCAGATACTGGAACTATTGGTAATAATTCGAATAAATTATATAAAAAGAAATTATTCTTAGTTTCTAAAGCCAAAACAAACATTGTGTGTTTCAAAGACATTTCTAAAAACTAATTAAATGAATTATTTTTTCGATTTTTTCTCTAAAAATGAATTTGTCTGATTTGCAAAAATTTTCTGAAAAAAGCACTATGAATAAAAAGTTTAGTTCAGTTCTTATTCATAAAAATAAGATTGTTTCTATTGGTTATAATCATTTTAACCACTTCTATCAGTTACCAAATAAACAATGTACCTTACAAAGTTAACAAATATTCAACACACGCAGAGCAAAACTGTATAAGTAAATGTAAACGTAGATATTTAAATAAAAATTCAACTTTAATTTTATTTAGAAATTCTGATTGTCCAGAGGATGTTGCACCATGTGTTAAATGTATGAAACTTATTAAAAAATATAAATTGAAGTTGATATGTTATTCATGCAAAGATTTATAAAAAACTTTAATTAAAGTTTTTTATCTATTATCTAATAGTTCCTTAATCTCTAAATGTTTCTCATAAGAAAGAATTTTTTTACATTTCCTTCGTTCTGGTATTTCAAGTAAACCATACGGTTTCGTTTCAAAACCATAATTGCTTTCATCGTCCATATCAGGGAAGTTTAGTTTATTTCCACAATGTGCATTTGATAAATCCCACACACAATCATGTTCATATGGAACATTGAAAACATCTTTTGTGTAATCATGCTCACGAAGATAATCAAGAAGTTGTCTATGGAGATTCTTTCCACATTTTAAACACTTTGATACTTCGTGTGTTCCAGTACAAGTTTCATTTTCCTTTTCATTCTCAAATATAAAGATATGTTCACAAGTCATTTTTTAAAAAATTTCATTCAATTTTTCAATTTTGAACAAAGTGTGTCATTGTCGTTATATAAGAAATTTCTTATATTAAAATAATTCATATGATATTTCTTTGAGTTCTTTATTGATCATATTAAGTACATTATTATCTATATCATACTGATTTATCTGTTTATAAAATAATATAACATCTCCAAGATTTCGTCTATTTTTATTGAAGTACTTTATTAAAAAATATCTTGCATACTTAACATGTTTTATATATTTAATAATATCAATGAAATGTTTATCTAAATCTTTTATTAGTAAATTATTATCTAAATATGAATCTTTAAATATTATATACACAGCTACATAATTTTCATGTTCAATAAAATTTTTAAACTGTTGTGATTGTATATCATAGTCATAAATTATTTCTCTCATATTATCATCTGAGTGTATTAAAAATTTTGCAGCTTCATCAAAATCACATAATGATAATAATTTATAATAAGTATATCCATTAATTACAACTGGCATATTTTCATAATAAATTACTTTAATTTTTCAATTAATTTAGAATTTACCATCGTAATTATTTCCACATTTGTAATTAAACTATGAATATTTTTGATAAAATATGTCACATATTTTTCTTCATTATCCATATCATAATCATCAGATTTATCTAACATGAAATCTAAAAAATATTCAACAATTCTGATATCATTACAATTTTCCATAATATCATCAAAATATTCATCAAGATCTTCATCTAGGTAATCATTATCTAAATGTGATTTTTTAAAAATTATCATTGCAGCCATATAATTTTTATTATCAAGGAAATGTTTGAACATTTCAGATTGTGTAGAATCTTCATAAATTACATCTCTCATTTCACCTTAAAAATCTTCTTGCTTTATCAAATAATTCTAATTCTAACATCTTATAATATGTATACCCGCTTTTCATATCAAATTCTTCTTCAATTATAGACATTTTATTATGATATTATTTGAATTTTTTCAATTATAGTAATTATCTTCTTTAAATGTAGCATATGTTACTATAGCACCAATAGTAAAAAGTAAAATTATAACTACAAATAAATAAAATGAAACTGAATTACCAGATGTATATAAGTCTATAATTCCATTATTTATATTATTATCTTCTAAATCATTAAGTGCTAAATTTAACATTCTTTGTTTTTTATCATATTCATCTGAATTTGTATCAATATACGCATTGGGATTTGTATTAATATATTGTAATCCTTTTTCTCCAGCATTTACAATATTTTTATTATCATTTGGATTATATTCTTCAAAGGATAAAGTTTCATTACTATGTGAAAATGAAAACGATATTATTATTAATAAAATGATGATAACACCAGTTACAGTTATACCAATATACATTTTTTTATTTGATTTTTTACTGTTATAATTATACATTTTTATAAAATATAATTTTGAATTTAAAAATTGATTGTATGAATATAATATTTGCTGATCAATCTAAACATAACGATGATAACATTAAAAATTTTTTTATAGAAGAAAATTTTTATGATGATATGAAAAATACAAACAGTGTAATTAGTAAACTTATACCAATAGGTGTAGGAAAATATTCAAAAGTTTATTCGTTTAAAAATAAATATGCGATTAAGATACTAAATACTATTAATAATGATTATATAACTGAAGTAATAATACTAAATACTATTAAACATAAAAATATAATATCTGGTATGGGAATGTTTAAATATGAAAACTCATTATGTTTAATAATGGAAAAAGCTGATATATCATTGAGTAATTATAAATTTAAAAATGACAATGAGAAAAATATTGTTTCAAATCAATTAATATCAGGACTTAAACATTTACATTTGAATAAATATTTACATTTAGATATTTCTATGGATAATATATTAATATCAAATTCCTCTGGTAATATAAATGCTTATATTTCAGATTTTTCATTATCATGTAAATCAGAAAAATTAGAAATTGTTACTAATTCACCAAAAATATCTATTTTTTATAGACCATATGAAAATTTATTAGGATCTAATATTTACTCTAATAAATCAGATATGTGGTCACTCGGTATTCTATTATATGAAATAAAAACTGGTAATAGATTTATTGATTATATGACTGAATTAGATACAGATGATAAATGTGATACTATTTTTTCAACAATTTTACATATTGAAAAGTTAATATCATGGTCTAAATTTGATGATATAAATTTACTTAATTTAAATAAAGATAAAAGATCATTTCCTGTATGTTTAAATGATGTAGATATAGAAGTTAATAGAGAAATTAACATTAAAAAATTAAAGGATAATATGTTACAAATTACCGATAAAAATTTATATTGTACATATAATAAAATTATAAATGATATTCAAAATATACAATAATCATTGAAATATAATATTTAAGTTTAAATATTAATTAAATGTAATAAATTTATTGTAATAGGAAACTAGACAGATTTTTATTTTGATAAAACTATGAAAAATACAAAAAATCACTTTGAAATTTAGTAAAAATTCCTTATTTTCAAAAAATATCATGTCTGTATCCTCGAGAGTCAAATGAAAAAAGTGCTTAAAAATACGTCTCCCTATAATTATTCAGATCACTTTTTTGAATTCTATTTTTGTCTTCATTCATGTCTTTTTGACTGAAAAAATATTTTTTATACATAACTATTTAATTTTTAAGTTTAATTAATAATTAAATGTAATAAACTTATTGTAATAGGAAACTAGACCGATTTTTATTTTGATGAAACTATAAAAAATACAAAAAAATTAGTTTAAAAAATGGTAAAAAATCCTTATTTTCAAAAATAGTCTCGAATAGGAATCGGATACTCATAAGAAAAAAGTGCTTAAAAATACGCCTCCCTATAATTATTCAGAGTGGATTTTTGGATTTTATTTTTGTCTTCATTTATGTCTTTTCAACTAAAATAAAATTTTTACTTACCACGAAATATAATTTTAAAGTTTAAATAATGATTAAATGTAATATATCCACGATATGATTTTCTGAATAAATAAAATACATAAAATTGAATTTTTAGATATATTTTTTTAAACAAATGAATCAGGTAAAAGTAACAATATTTTTCATGGAAATTTATGACAATAAAAAATTCTTACTAAATAGAAAATGTAAAAGTATATATCTATTCAAAACAAAATATAACGAATTAACTACATTTAATAAAAAATGTATGGCATATAATGTTAATCAAACTATACGTGATATAATAAGAGATTCTGGGTTTAAAGTTCTTGAAACTCATCATATTTATAACAATTTGTATATTATTGAGATAGATAATTCATTATCTAATAAAATTTCTAGATTTTTTAATGATCATAAATTTATTAAATACGACGGTAAAGATTTTGATGATATATTTAACAGTAAAATAAGTGAAGATATAATAGATGATTTACACACTATTGATGCTGGTTTAATAAAAAGTGATAACATAACACTTTAAAAAATGATAAATTTATCATTTTTAATAATAAAATGACACAGATTACATTATTTAATATGTCCACTGAACCAATTAGAACTAATTCACACAATGTTGAAAAGTATATAAAGAATATACAAAAATTTCTATCGAGTGATGATATAGAAATTTTTGCACACGAATATGAAACTCGAGGAGCTTTTACACGAGTGTTTTTAAAACAAGATGATCTATCATTCCATAATTTTGAAAACATAATCAATTTAGATTTAGTTACAAATTGTAAAATAAAACAAATTAACACATTGGGATATTTATATCATGAAGGTGTTAATGTTTATAATGATGAAACAGAGGACGATATTGAAGATATTAAGATTATCATCGACAGTTTGGATCACCCAAATATTGATAAAGTTTTTACTGGTCATTTATTTGGATATGAAGATCTATTAACTTTAGATGAATTAAATATGTATACATTACCCGCTAATTCTGAAAGTAGAGGTGGTAAACGTATGATTTTTAATTCAATGGAATTAGCCAAATCTTTAGGTTCATATTTTACTGAATTATATAATTCTACTGACCTTGACGATGATGTTCCATTTGTAAAAATTGTAAATTCTGATGTTGTAAATCCACAAGGTAAATATAACGCTACTAATAATAATTTTGTTCGTTTTAATGAAGATGATACCATTGAAAATATTAAATATGAACCGGTCAACCGTGAAAGTTTATCAAGTTATACATCAACTATTGATGGTATTGATGTCAATTTGTTTCCAACATTCAATCATATACCATATTATACACTTAATATAATTGACTATTTTAAAAATGGTAGTGTTGGTAATATGCCAATTCCAGATGTATTTGGTATGAAGATTGGTGGTAGTAATGATGATGATAAGATTAGTCCTTATGATCAACCTTTTTATATTATACTTGATCATTCAGGTAAAGTTATGAAAATATGTTTAAAATATGATGAATATCCTTCAATGTCACATGGACAATTCCCAAAAATGCCAGAACCAGCAGTAAAAATACCATCAATATCACAAGGACAATCACCAAATTTTAATGGAATACCAGAACCAAAATTTATTCCGGGAATGGGAATGCCAGAACCAGAATCAAAAATACAAAATTCCCCATTTAACACAATACCAATTCCTGATTTATCACAATCATCATCAAATTTTCATGGAATGCCATCAATGTCACAAATGCCATCAATGTCACAAATGCCATCAATGTCACAAATGCCATCAATGTCACAAATGCCTGCTATGAATATGTCACCAATGTCACAAATACCTGCTATGAATATGTCACAACAACCATTATCACAAATGCCATCATTATCACCAATGTCACAATTTCCTGGAATGCCACAATTTCCTGGAATGCCACAACAACCATCAAATCAAAAAATTAATGAAATACCTAATATATACCACCCAAATATTAAAATTATAAATAAATATATGGTAACAAATGATAATTCATACAATGATAATGGTGATTTTGATGCATTCCTTGATAATATTATTAACTTTGATTCGGTTAATAATGTATTTCGTTTTAATAAATTTTCACCTGGTGATGGAAATTTTAAAAGTCATTATGATACACCATATGTAAGTAAGTGTGATAATACTATTTCAAAGTATACAATTTTAATTTATTTAACTGGTGGTGAAAACCCAGAAGGTTGTTTGGAATTTGATAACATTAAAATAACAAAAATTGAACCTGGTGATTTTTTTATTTTTGATCAAACACTTGAACACACAGGAAGACCTTTCATTAAAGGTGATAAGATTTTTCTTAGATCGGAACTTATCTTTAATGGATTGGATAAACATAATTATGATCCTAAAGCTGCAGAATTATTTAATAAATCTTGTTATTTTTCAAAGGAATCTATTATCAATTCTGGTGAATTAAATAAATATTCAAATGATTTATTCAACCATACAATGGCAATTAGACAGAGATTTACTTTACCAGAACCAGAACGTGTACTTTTATATAAGAATTTTGATGATGTTTGTTATGTTACCGATGGTCATAATTTTTATTTTTCGAAAGAAGATGATATTATAGACTCTGCTATGATTATTATATTGGATTATTTTAATGGTAAAGTTAAATCTGATGATAAGATTAAATCTAAAATCATAAAAAATTCATCTATGACAGACAATGAAATTTTTAATTCTTTAGAACAATGGTCTTTTCAAACTAATTTACATATTGATAATATTGAAGATATAATGAAAAATTATTCTAGAGATGAATCTGTATCAATAGCAAGTTATAAATGTGAGTTATGTCAATCAAATGGTGATACATCAGAAAATGATCATAATGATGAATTTCAAAAAGATTTTATAAAATTCAATAAATCTGTTAAACCATTCAACGTTGTTATTTTTGATGGTAAAATTAAATGTAATAGAGATTCTTTTCGTATAGAGAAGAATAAAATTGTATGTAACCAAAAAATGAATGAAAATATTAATTTTGCTTCATGTAATTGTTCATCATATTCTAATGACCAATTTATTCATAAACTTCATAAAAAGGTTAATTGTTTTGTAATGCCTGACATACCATTTGAGGAGTTTGATAACGGATATAAATTTTCAATTGATATGTTTGATAACGGGTATGTATATTCTAAACAAATAGACATCTTAGAATCCCATATCAACAAAGATTTTAAGGGTGATTATGAGGAATATTAAATATATATCCACCATATATGATATAAGTATGTAATAATTTAAAATAATATAATTATATTATTTTAAATAAATGACAATGACATTTACGATAGTATATATCATTTTATTTTTTTATATATATTTAAAAATTTATAATGTTAACATAGTTATGAATAATATACTTTTCATTATTTATAAAATATATTTAATATGATATAATAATTTTATTTAAAAACTTATTTTTATAAAAAATCTATGAAGTATAAACATATAGTGCTTGATTTAGACGCTACATTGATTCATTCAATACAAAAAGATCAAACCGCCATTAAAATAATTAAAACTGATCCACAGTATAGTTATTTAAAGGAAAGAAGTAGAATTATTGAAGTGGTTGATCTTCCAGATAACTCAGAAAAGGGTTCGGGTTCAATAATAAGTTTTATAGTCGTATTACGACCATATGTATTTGAATTTATAGATTTTTTGATGAAAAATTTCAAACATGTCTCAATATATTCAGCTGGTCAAAAAAGATATGTAAGAGCAATAGAATCAATTTTATTTCCTGTAAATTCTGATATATATAAGGAAAAATTTAAAACGGTATTAACATTTTGTCACGTTGAATTTACACAAACAAAAAATCATTTAATATCATTAAAGGATCTTGAACGTGTTGGATTTGATTTAAAAGATACATTAATAATTGATGATAATCCAACATCATTTGGTAAAAACCCACAAAATGTTATTCATATTCCAGCATATACACCAGAATTAAACAAAGAACAAATTATGAAAGATGATAAGACACTTTTAAATATTAAAATTTGGATGGAAAAACATATATTATATGAAGGTGATATTAGACATTTGGATAAAACCAATGCATGTTATTAAAACTATCATTAAAAAATTATAAATTTATAATTTTTCTATTAAAAATAATGTCAGTATTTCCATCAACAGGTATGCAACCAATTAGTCCATTAAATATTCATAGTGAAAGGTTTCAATATATAGATTATATGTTTAATTATTGTTTAACAAATAATTTTGAACCACAAAATATTGTCTCACCTTCAGTTAAAGTTTGTTTTATTGAAACCGGAACAAAATATACAGATAGAATGTTTGTAGCTGAAGATTATGAACCTATGGTTTTAGTTGTTAGAAATATAACAACAGATAAACCTTCTTTATTTAACAGAGTAGCACATATAATTGTACGATCAAAAATTAATTATGTTCATTTTTCAACTGGTTCTATATTTAAAGATTTATTTGACTATTCTTTTTTAGAACCCGAAGAAATTAAAACCAATATATATTTTTATCACAATGAGAAAACTTATGATAATATTGGTGATATTGCTAAAATAGATGAAGATTTTAAAATGACAACACGTGTATTTCTTAGAAATAATAATATGGAAATTGGTAATAATTTATTCTATTATTCTTATACATTTAAATATCCATCAACACAAAAAATTGGATATTATATTTTACCACAAAATTATGAATATTTACATGTAATAACAAACATTCCAACAAAATTTGGTGAAATGAATGATGATATTAATAAATTTAATGAAATGTTACAAGATCCAAATAAAATTTTTAATGTTTTAAGTTATATTTTTGGTGATGTACCAAGTATAATGGTTGAGGTTAAAGGAAAAAATGGGAAATCTAAATATAAAGAAACAAAGGTAAAATCTGTAAACAAATCATTAATTGATAAAGTTAACAGTACAACTGCGAAACAAGAAAAAGTTGTCATAATCTCTTGGTTTTTATGCGAAATTATGTTTAAGTTTTTCTATGATTTTTAATCATTTATAAATGAAATTATAAATAATATTTTTTAATTAAAAAATATGTCTACTGGATCAATACTTAATATTGACAAAATTTTTAAAACTATGTCTAACATGACTAATGAATCTAAACGACATCTTGTCGGTAAATATGATAAAAAATTGGAAGAGCAATACGAAACGGATTTTACACAATCTATTTATCATTATAATTCTAATAAACCTATATGTAGTAATAAATTTAATTTCTCACCTGATGGAACAAAATGTAAAATGTGCAATTCATTTTCATTTTTATTTGATGATGGTGAAATTATACCAGATGAACAAATAATAATTGAATCTGGATTTTTCAAAGGTAAAAGATTAATGATAAAAAGATTTCCAAATTGTGAAACACAATTTGGAAAATATAGATATGGACCTGTTGATTTAAATTCAAACCTTATATCTATTAATAAGATTATTAAACGTCAAAGAATGATAAATGAATCATGTGAAGCATCTCATAAATTTGCAATTTCAACATTAATTAATACATCTGAATTTCCATTTAAAAGTAATATTTTATGTTCTTGGGTATGTGAATATACTAATCTTGTTTTATTCGTATCAAAGGATAATTTAATTAAAACTTTATTTACAGAAAAAATGATGAAAGATATATTTTTCCAGATATTTATATTATCTGGAACTGATACTATAAGTCATGGATCACCATCATATGAAAATACATCTGTTATGAATGAAAAATCTTCGTATAAAATGAATGGAAAGAAAATTGATATGGATTATACTCTTTTTATTGAACCATGTAAATATTCATCATTTACTGTTGATTATGCTAACAGAAAATTATATTTTGTTGGTAAAGATTCTATTCGTAACATTGAAGAACCAAATTGGAATATTAATTATAATTTAACAAACAACAAAAATATAAGAGTTAAATTAACAGATAATCCTTCGATGAAAGATTATTTATCAATGAGAGTACCATCATTAAATGTTTCTACAGAATTAATGAATTATATTAGATTTACTGGTATAAATGTTTTCCCACAACTGTATTTTTTTCTTTATGTTACAATATTTTTACTCAATAAAAGTTTTTATGATTTGTTTACATCAAGTAGTATATATACTGAGTTTTCTAAATTATTCTTAGAAAATGATTTGGATAATTATCTGAAGATTATAAATGAGAATATGGGTAAAGAATTAAATGAAGATGAAATTGTTCAATTATTAATAGATTGTAATCTAAAAATTCGCTTAGATTTAATTCCACTATTAGGAAGTTATATGATAAATTTATATTAAAAAATATTATTGTATTAAAAATGTCTAATATACATTATATTGAAAATAATAACGATTTTACCCAATTTTATGAAGATAACAAGAATAACACCGAAAAGATTAATCTTGTTATAATTGATGGAAAATTTGATTTTAAATGGGTCAATGTTACCAATACCATAAGAGTTAATTGTTTAATATTCAATGAACATTCAGCAGATTCATCATTTTTTGCATCTAATTTCTTTAGATGTGATACTATTATATTTAACTGTGAAATTAAAAGCCTGTCAAACTTATGTCATTTGAAAACCAAAGAAATATACATAAAGTATGAAGAATATAAAAAGTTTAAGATTGAAACAAGACGTGAATTTCTTACTAGTGTCAATGATAATGTTAAGGTTCTATCCGAAAAGTTATTTAATATGAAAACATTAAGTTTAATTGAAAAGTTATCATAAAATGAAAATTAACAAAAAACATTAAACAAAATGACATCTTTTAAATTTGACGAATCCTATTTTACTAACACACGAAAATATGTTGATTTTATTGTGAAAAAAACATCAATAGAAGATTATGATGATTTTATATTTACATTACAATGTTTATCAAAATGGTCAATTGAAAAATTTCCACATGTAGTAAATGATTATATTGAAAACAATTTACAAGAAGATTATTCAAAAGTTGAACAATTATGTTTAGATGGGGAATTATTATCTGAATATAAAGATCAATTATTAAATTACACTGAATATACAAATCAAAAAATTGGATTTATGAAAATATTTTTAATTGATAAAAATTTTAAACCAATATATTGTGATTTGATTAATTCTCCATCTGAATTAAATTCATACATGTTTATTAAATTCATAAAATCATATGATGTGATGGTTAAAAAAGATGGTAATATCATTAATAAAAATAAATATGGCAAATGTAACATAAATATTACATTTGATTTTTTATCTTCTTTCACATATAATATTTCTATTTTAGATTATAAAAATATTATGTATGATACATTCAATGTTAATATAACATACTATTTTGATTTTAAAATTATACTATGTATGTTATTTTTAATTGGATTATTATATAAAACTATTTAAATTAATCAATTGATTAATTTTAACCATTACTATTATTACATATCACAAGATTTATCAAGTTTATCACAATGATGTAAAAATGTTCAATGAGCTTTATTAAATTTTTCAAATATATTTAACATCTTCAAATTAACAGTGTCAGTAATGTTCATTTTAATAAATTTATCATTTTTAATTTTTTCTTCGGTATCTCTTTTGATATTATTTGAGATACATTCTCTTATTTTATCCGCAATATCATCATTAACAATAACATTATTGATACTAATAGTACCAGTCTTATTAATATAACCGTTAACATTAGAAAAATCTATATTATCAGTTTCAAATTCTCTATAATCTTCAACATTATATGTAACATCATCAATGATAATAGTATGACTCTTAGTAATATATTTTTTAACAAGAACACCGTTAACATTAGAAAACTGTATGTTGTCATTTTCAAATTCTCTATAATCTTCAACATCAAAAATAACACCACCAATACTAATAGTACCACTCATATCATTATTAGAATTTAAATGATAGTTGGGTTTATTTTTGATGAACATATCAAGTAAACTGGTACTTTTAATTTTGAGTACATCATCATTTTTCCAATAAAAAATACTCTTTATATCATTATTATCATTTGTCTTCCAATTTGTAATTGTATCATATAAAGAATCCTTAACTGGATCATCTTCAATTTCTTCAATATTAATAACATAAAATCTGTTATATAAATTTTTATTCTTACTTACTAAAAAATCTTTGTACCTCATTGTTACATCATCAAATGCATCTATTAATATTTCAGTAGTTTCACTAATTGTCTTATCATCATAACAGTATTGTAATTCCTCACAAAATTCACGAATTCCAGTTTCTAATGGAGAATTATCTGTTTTTTCTACTTTACCACCTAAAATGTGAGATGCTAGAAATTTCTTTGTTTTATCTGGAAATCCTTTTCGATTTTCTGTACATAATAAATAACCTTTAATTGGATCAAATAAAATAACACTAACACTACATATAATACCACCATTTTCTAATGTGAATAATGAATTCTTAGACATTTTAGTTGTAAATTTCATTGGAAAATTCATTTTTATCATATATGAAAAGTGAATTTTTTATTACTTTTTATTAAGAAAATGTCTACAAATAAGAATGTAAATCTTTTCTTTGAAATTGTCCAACTCATGGGTATGAGGGGGTATGATATTTTACCATTTAATAGTATAATTAATATTTTTATAAAAAACCGTTATTTAATTGAGCGTAATAGATTAGACGAAGTCGTAGAAATAAATGAAAATGATTTGTTAAAATGGATCATTGAATATAGAATGGATAATTTTGGTATTACACAAGAAAATTTTATAGGAAGTAGAATGCAGTTTTCAATGGTTTTTGATAACCCAATTAATGATTTAAGAACGTTAGTTGTAATTGGTAATGAAGTTGATGAATCAACTGCAAAGGCAGAAACAAAGGAGATGATTGATAAATTAAAGATGATAACACATCTTAAAACTAATGGTCGTTCATCAGATCCATGTTTATCAGCTAATAATGTTACTGGTATGTTTATTTTATCAACTGGTGTATCATCATTTAGTAGAGCATTTTTTGATGAATGGTCTAGAATTCAAATTATCAAAGATGATGATATTTTACATAGATGTTATGACAATTGTCTTCAATCACATGTAGAAACTATAGATGTTGAAAGAAAGAATGTCATATTATCTGATGTTGGTCTTAATAGTAATTCTATACCTTCTACATCTAAATCTCAAGATGTACATTCAAAGGTTATGAATATTGAGATTGGTTCAATGCTTAAATTTTCTAGAAAAAAGTTACAGCCTGAGGAAACAACAGATGCTATTTTTCTTAGAAATGTAAGACCTTAAATGTATGAATGTAATAAAATAATAGAAATTTCTATTATTTTGTGTTCTTATATAACTCTCTACTCTTCAATAATTATGTACCTGTTATGTTTCTCTAAAATTGGTAGACCAACATCAAAAAACATAAAAAGAGAATTACTCATAGTATTTGAAACATTTATGTAAAAATCTACCTCTGGGCAACAATTAGCTAACTCAGAAATAAATCCATCTAATGGAATATCTCCAGTAGAAGGATTAGACTTATAAATATTTGTAATTCTTTGATCTGCAGGAAATCCATATTCATTTATATCATAAATAAGTTCATTACCAGTTTTACGATCAATCTTCTTAACCGTTGTTCCACGACATGTATAATAAAGATCACTAATTTTCATGAAAACAATATTACTTGTTAGTGAATCATTTCTAAGAGTTCCATTAATTTTATTTGCATATAAATATGCAAATTCCTTTAGAAGTTCCTCCAAATCATCAGATCTTTCAAATTCATATCTTACAAAAATTGTTGGTGAAACTTGGATGTGAATATCATCACATCCAAGTTTAACATCATAATTAAGAACATATGCAATTGAACTATTTTCAAGAACATATTCTCTATCGGTTGGTAAAACACCAAATGAATTTAATGCTATGTTATCAACTACATAATTTAAAATATCACTACCTCTCTTGTATGTACCACCAAAATCAGTTAATACTTGTTTTTCATTTAAAGTTGCAATTGATAATACCTCTTTAGTTGATCTAATATATGCATATGGTATAATTTGTAAAGTTTTTGGTAGTTGTAAATGCGATTTTAGAAAATCGCTTAAGCTTTCATGTACGTATTTCTTGTTAAGTTCACTCATTATAAGTTTTTTAGACTTAAAAAAAGTATTTTTTTTCATTTTATTTTGGTTTAAATAATAAAAATAATAATGAATAACGATGAATTATTTTTAACTTTAGATAAATTAGATCAAGAATTTTATTTACATGATTATCCAGATACAAATTATTATGGTATTAATACTGGTAATAATATTTTACATATAGCATCATATATAGGTGACAATTTTTTAAAATATTCTGATGAATTTACAATTTTTATAAATAATAATAAAGGTGTAATAAATCAAAAAAATAACAAAAAACGTCCACCAATTTCGGAAGCAATTATTAGACTTAATTTTAAATTTGCTATGTTTTTGTTAGATTTTGATGAAATTGATGTGAATATTAAAAGTGATGATTGGAATATATTAAAATTGGCATTTAATAGAAATAATCTCGAAATATCAGAGAAACTTATAAATATGGGTGCAAATTATTCAGTTGGTGATATAAGAAAAATAACTGATAATGAAGTAAAGAGTAAAGTTGTTGATATATTATTGAAAAAGAAACCTATTACAGATAAAATTTCAAATGTAGATGAAATGAAATTATTTAAACGTGAAGATTTTGTTGAAGAAGAGGGTTCTTCTGCTGGATCTGGAACATATGGTGATACAACAATTACATATATTAAAGATAGTGGTAAAAAGTGTATAATTAAAAAATTTAAAAAAGGTAGTGAATATTTTCTTGACAATTCAGCAATTAAAGATATTGCATTTTTAAATTCTTTAAAACGTAAAAGTACAACAGTCGATATTCTTGGTATATATGTAGATAAAGATAATATTATATCAATGGTACTAGAATATTTAAAATTTAACACACGAGAATATTTTGAGTTGTTAAGGGTGAAGGGTGATTCACCAGAAAGACGTAAGATTTATAAAGAATTATTATATTCTTTATTAATAACATCTAAAGCTAATTCAGATGTAGGTATTATTCATTGTGATACAAAAGATGATAATATTATGATTGATGAGTATGGTAATGTTAAATTTATTGATTATGGTATATCAAGTTATTTGGGTATATCACCATATAATGATTTAGTAAATCACAGGATTCATATTGGTTCATATTTAGCATATGATGGATTTAAGTCAAATAGAACTGCTACATTTATAGATGATGATGATAATAGAATAGAATATAAATCATCAGTAGTTGGATTAAATATTGATTTATCATCCATTGTTACAATTTTTTTATGGGGTATAAGAGATAATGGCCATTCATATTATTCAAATATATTTACTCATGATAATAAAATATATAATAACAGTAAAGTTATAAAAATCAAAGAAAATAATATAAATGATAAAATAATATTAACAGAAGATGAAACATATGGAGTTTCATTAGCAATGGAAAGTTTATATGATGATGAAATGATTGAAATTTTTAAAAATATGCTTGAAATAGACGCAAGTAAACGAAAATCTTCATCTGATCTATTATTAGATCCATATTTCAAAGAGTTACATAAAAGTAATAATATGTCTGATAAAATAGATATAACTGATAAAATAGATATGACATTATTACCACATAAAATGATTGATAACAATGAAATTTTATCTAACTATAACTCTATTACTGATAATATTGATATGTTATTACCAAATGTTGATAATATTATTGATTATTGGAGTATTCAAAAACCTGATATGTTAAATAAAAACAATAACATTACATATGATATTGCGTTATTATTTAATGAAAATAATATTAACCTCGATTGCTTTTTTAATGCTGTATTTTATATGTATCATTATTTTAACAATGATAAAAATTATTTAGATTTATACAGTGAAATAAATAACGATGAAAATCTTACAACGATAGAAAAATATAATAAACATGAAGAATTAAGAATTAAAACAAATAATTTCACAAGAGTTAATAAAATTAATACAAAGAATAATATATTATTATTTACTTGTATTGCTCAATATGAATCAGTTTTTAGTAGTAGTAAATTTGAAATTGTAGAATTGTATCATATTTATAGAGAATATAATTCTACAATTGACCTTAAAAAATTTACAGTTGAAGTTAATAAATATTTAGAAAAAATTAAGGGTACATTAAGATTGTATACAATTAAACCTGTAATGTTATATTTTGGATATATAAAACTGATACTACAAATGACTATTATCGAACCAGAAATTATATTAAGATTGATTAATAATTGTATAGAAAACACAATTAAAGTTTTTATAGAATTAGATTGTAGTGATTATACAATTTTTGATGTTGTAATTGCATGTTATTATTTAGTACCTGGTCATATTGATATTATATTAAAGAAAAATGATGAATTATATGATAAAATTATAAATTACATGATACGTTGATAATTAGGATCATTATTATAGTTATGTGTATCTACTTGACCAAATTCATTTTGTCCAGGTTGATATATTGGCTCCATTTCATTTTGTATTATAGCCTTATTTTTAGATTTATGATCAGTTTTCCTTGTTGAAAAATATATTACAACTGCTATAATAACAAAAAATATTATTACAACTAAAATAACCGCGATACCAGTTGTGCTACTACATCCATCAAAATCATCTTCATTATCATTATTATTAATTATATCAGAAGGTTGTAATTCAATTCTAAGTTCTTCGGAGTCTACAATTTCTTCTGAATTATCAAATAATGGTGGATATGAATCTATTTTATTATAATAACATGAATTATCATTTGTTAAAACTGATCCCATACACGTACCACAAATATCTTTTATATCGTTTTGAGTTTTACATAAACCATAAGTCCATTTTGTTTCACATGAATGTGCATCTGAAAAATAACAATTATTATATGTTGAATCAAGAAATCCTTCTTTATCACAATTTAAACTTGTACCATTAACCCAATCATATAACCAACCAATTGGTATCATTTTATCTGTAGTATTAAAGTAACAATTTCCATCAATTTCACCTTCATATGTTTTCCAGACTGAAACTTGACCTTTATTTACTGGAATAAAAAATGGATTATTACTTTCTTTAGTTACTGTATATCTTTCCCAATCATCTTCTGAATTATTAAAAAAATAAAATCTTGTATTTGTATTTTCATTGTCAATTCTTAAATTAAATGGTATAGATGGATATATTTCTTTTTGTATATCATATATATTATATTCAGAATCTTCTGGTTTACGGAATATAATATTATTTTGTGTATCTACTATAAGATCAAACATATTTTCATCATTAACCCATAAATAATGACTACCATCAAACATTGAAAATAAACCATTTCCAATATTTGTAACTGTAAATTCTACAGGTGAATAATTATTGTATGAATGTGTTATTTGCATAAAACCTGCAGTTGGTGTGATACTACCAAATGAATTATTTGATGTATTATAACAATATACATATGATAAATTATTAATAGTTGTTGTTAAATATAATTTTTTTGATAAATCTAATGGATTACCTCGCATGAAAATAAATGAAGACATTATTTTAATAATATTAAATTTTAATTAAATAAATTTATTTAATTATTTACAGTGAAATATAACACTAAACTAAAAGTTATAGTTTATTGATATATTTAATATATATCAATCTGTTGGATATTATCTTATTTTTCATTTTTGTTGATTTTTATAAAAAATTCAAGTAAAATTTATCATTTTCAGCACTTTTTCAAAAATTACATCCGACTAGCCGTCGGATAGACAAGTGAAAAAAGGACGTAAAAATACGTCTCTGAATTATTACTTTATGGCATTTTTTGAATTCTATTTTTGTCTGAATCGTGTCTTTTTCAACATAAAAAATATTTTACTTACCACGAAATATAAATTTCATATGAAAATATTAATTAAATGTATAATTTTGACACAAACAGTTCTCCAGACTGATTTTTATTTTTCGCAATTGTCTATTTTTTATAAAAAATTCAATTGAAAATTAGTAAAAATAGCATATTTTAAAAAATTGTCTCGAATAGAAATCGGTTACTCACATGAAAAAAGTGCGTAAAAATACGTCTCCCTATAATTATTCAGAACGTATTTTTGAATTCTATTTTTATTATTGATTATGTCTTTTTTAACAAAAAATATTTTTCTCACCATGAAATTTTATTTTTATTTAAAATGACATAATTAATGTTACATCAATCTATCAGACCGATTTTGATTTTTTAGATATGTATCAAAATACAAAAAATAACGTTGAAAATTATCATTTTCAACACCTTTTCAAAAATTACATTCGATGGTTAGTAGAATTGTCAACCAAAAAAGTGACACAAAAACACGTCTCTCTATTATAGATCAGAGCACTTTTTTAAAAAGAATTTATTAGAAAATTTTAATGATATAAAAATATGAAAGATATGATTTATGATCCAAATGATTTTTGGTGTTATGCTTTGCCAGTATCTGGTGGTTTACTTGTATCACAATTAGCTCTTTTACAAGAAGTTTATGATGCAAGAGTTGCTGCAATGGGTGGTAAAATGTGTGGTTATTATAGTTATGCACCTAATATAGTTTTTGGGTCATCAGGTGGTAATGTAGCTTCATTTATTGGTCAAGCTTCGGATTGGACATCTGCTGGTATAGAAAAAAATTCACAACATATAAATAGTAAACTATTCCTTAAAAAGTGGGTTCCAACTGAAGTATCATTTATACCAGACATTCCATTTATTTTTACTACTGGTTCGCTATATAATAAAGGTATAGGTGCAAATGATTTATTCAAAGAATTATTTACAACTGAATCAATTCAAAGAACTGAAATGTGGTTAGGTACATATGATATTGTAAATAAGAAAGCTCAATTTTTCTGTAATACAAGTCAAGCAAATTCTTATATATCAGAACCATTTTTCAACGAAGAACAATCATTATACTATGCAATGCCTTTAAAATTTACTGACGGTGATTTAGATATGAATGCTGATGTTTGTATTGCATCTGCAACAATTCCTGGTATTGTACCATCAAAAGAGATAGACGGTGTTTTATATGCAGACGGTGGTGTTATGTATCCCTCACCATTATCAGTTTTAAATAAAGAAATACTTAGAATTGTAACTGGTAAGGAGAGAGTTCCAATTTCAAATAAAACATCTTATAATAATGATTCCGAAAGAAATAAAGAAGTTATATATACAGAACATAAAGAAGTAATAGAGAAAAATTTACGTTTGATATACTTTTTTCCATATCAACCAAATGGATTGGAGTTTGATGATGGTAAAAAGGATATTGGTATTAAGTCATATTTAGATTCAGTTTTAAATGTCGCTATGATGCAAGATAGAAATACTGGTATTGAACTTATTAACACATTGTGTCCAGATGGTATTGAAACTGCTGAATATTCTAAAGTTAACAATGATGAATTAACGGAAATTTTTAAATTATATTCTACGAGAAAACATTATACAATATGTTTATATCCACATAGAAATCCAGCTGTAAATATTGCTAATGCAGATGGAAGAATTGTGAGAGAAAAGATGGCTGGTGTTAGAAATAACTATGGTTGTCAAATATGGTATAGTAAAGTATATAAATAAAAAGTTAATTTTGAACAATTATACCACATTAAAAAATGAAAAAATAAATATTAATATGATGTAAAATGTCAGAAATACCACAAGTATTATTACAATGTTTTACAGATTTAGATTTTATTTCGGGTGTTGGTGATAATGAGAAGATTTGTTTTGGGCGAAGACAATATGTTTCAAAGGATTCTTGGAGTGGATGTTTTATAAGATTTTATGGGAATGAATCAATGGAAACAACTGGTGTGTTAAAATTAAAAGAAATATGTCTTATGTCAGCACAATGTTATTTGACATTTAAAAATAAGAATAATTTTGGTGATGCTATAATGGAAAAAATTATAAATGCAAGAAAGGGATTAACTAGATTAAAGTTAACATATGATTCTATTGATAAGACAATTGTTGGATCTAAAATAAATAGCACATGTATTTTTATTTTAGATTCAGTTATCCCATACAGTGAAAGGAAACAAAATGGTTTCATTTTAGATAAAATTATTTCAAATGACTCTGATGTTGAAAGAATTTTAATAGATGATGAACATAATTCATTAGAAGAAGAAGAAATATAAAAATAAATTAATTAATTTATTTATAAAAACATGTCTTCTAACAATTACAAGAATATCGACACTATTGAGAAACTTAAGGGTGAGTTAATTAAAGTTAAGAATGAACATAGAGAAGCACTTTCCAAGAAAGATCAAGAATATGATAATTTAGTTAAATCAATTAAGACCGAAAATACTGATACTAACAATGAACAAGTTAATCATGTTATTGAATATATTAGAGATATTCATAAGTCTTTAACCGATAAGGATGTTAAAGTTTTAATTGTAGTTGATACTGTTGATGAAAATAAGGATCATCATAAGCGTGCTGTTTACAATGAAAATAATAATAATCATACATTTTTAATTGGTGAACATGAGCATCATTACAACCCTAATTTATTGGATTTTTATTAGATTTAATATCTTTATGATCAATATTAAATTCGGATAGATTATCACTTATAGCTAACTGTATCATTGTAAAAAATAAAAATGGTGTTGCTAAAACAGCTAATTCGGGTTGATTACCCTTCGATATTAAAATTGTTTCAAATGCTGTTAATATTATTATACCAACACCAATTAATTTAGAATCTAAATACATTCTTTTTGACACATTTAATAGATATACAAATTCAAGCAATAAAATTACAAAATATAATGACATTACTATAACATTGTAATCTAAAAATACACCTAGTGTTAAAAATACAATAGATAAACCAAGAAACATACCTAAAAGAGTTTCTGACTCACACCAAGTATCTTTTCTTAAATCTTGATAAAAATTTAAACATAGACATAGACATGATACTAGAATTAGAATTAAAACTACACAGATTATTATAATGGAAATAGGCATATTTTATATATTTTAATTAAAATATATTTAAATTCAATCACTTAATTGATCATCAACAAAATAATCCACAACAGAATTATCTTTGTTAAAAATAGGAAATTTAATTACATATTTTCTACCATATTCAACTGATGTTGATTCATGATATAAATTTACATTGAAAATGACAAGTTTAAATTTATCAGACGAAGTTTTTATAATCTTTTTGTTTCCATTTTCTTGATAAATTATTAAATCACCACCTATATGATCACTTGGTATGTATATAAGTCCAACATAAGAATGTTCATAATTAATTTTATGATCTTTATGTTTTTCAAATTTACCACCAGTTTCATATTTAATTAATTCTCTATCTAATATTTTATTACTCACATTTAAATTATTTAATATATTTGTTACATGTTTACTATAAAATATGAGATGTTTATTAAATGTATACGAACATCTTACATTTTCATTAATAACCTTTTCACCATTAATATGACAAGTTGTTTGTTTCCAATTATTGGGGTCTTCAAGAAATGATAAAATACGACTGTTAATTTTGATATCAATTAATTCAGCTACAGTAGTCATTTTATGAATTTATTTATTTAATTATTCAATAATTGAATTAATGAATTATTAAATAACATAAAAATGATATCAACAGAATTTTCAGAAGAATTATTTTTATGTGGTGTTAAATTTGAAGTTGTTGTAATAAAATGTGACTTTATTAAAGATAAGATATTTACTTTTGGTGATTTTCAAGAAGCTTCATATGTAAATGAATCAATTTTTGAATATTGTATAAATATTCTATCCGATAATGGATATAATATAAAAGAATTTACATCTATTTCATGTGGTGATATGTATGGTGAATCATCTCAATTTATAAAAGTACGTGGATGTGATGGTATTCCAGAATATCCATTGTATCTTAATACAGATAAATTATTTTATGTTTATGGTAATCATGATATACAATTAAATAAAGAATATGATAATATTATTCCTTTAGATGATATTAAAGTATTAGAAGAAGGTACAACAATTATGGGCTTTCATGGAATACAATCATCAAAAAATAAATATCCTAGTCAATATCCAAATTATAATTCAAACGTTAAATTAACATTAAATAAACTTAAACGTAATGGTAATAATGTTGATATTATAGTAACACATGAAACACCATTAATTGACAATTTTGATATGAATACAAGGCGAATTGGTAATAAAGATTTAGAAATAGAAATTAATAGATATAAACCTAAAGTTCATATTTTTGGTCATTGTCATTTTAAAAAATCACACTGTGTACATAATGATATTTTATATATTAATGCTGATTCACGTTTCATTTTATTGATACCGGAATAAATTAATAAAATGAAAATTATATGTACTATTTAAATAAAAAATGATGAATAATATTGTTCTTCGTGATACAAAAACTACAAAGGTGTTTGATAATATGTATGATCTTAATACTTATGTTTTACCATTTCAAAGAGAAATTATAGAATCTCATGTTGATGGAATTGAACAATTTTGTATGAAATATATTTTAGATGGAAGAGAACCACCTTTACCTAGTGTAACATTAGTTAGTTACAATGATGTAAATAATTTAAATTCAATTAAAAGTGTTTATGGTATATTAGATGGACAACATCGTATTTCTGCATATGCAAGATTATGTAATAAAGGTTATATAATTAAAATTCATAGTACAATTTTATTTTGTGATAGTGAAAATGAAGCTCGTGAATTATATCAATTATCAATTAATAAACAAATGAAACATACAAATGCAGAAAGATGTTTAAAACATTTTATTTTACATAATGAGATTAAGCAATATTTAAGTACCCAACCAATGTGGACATCAACAAATCATAATAAGCCAGAAATTAACACAATATATTTTTTAGATAAATGTTCAAATATTAATTTATTTGATAGAATAAAAACACTTGATGAATTCATACAATTTATAAATAGAAAAAATCAAAGTGAATATAATAAATATTTTACTATAAGATGTAAACTTAATCATGAACATAGTACAAATGACAAAAAATATGTTGTTGATAAAATTACAACACATAATAAAATTGTCAATAATAATTTCTATTTGGGTATAAATAAAGATTGGGATTGGTTAAATGAAGCTTAAAAATATATGTAATTACATATATTAATTAATGATACCCTAAATCACTAGGATTAATTGCACCCGGTATCTTCTCAATAGTTCCACCATAACGTTCAAATTCTTTTACTAATTCAACTAATTCTAGTATATAATTATATTTTTCAGTAGGCATATTGGCTTTAGTTTCTCTAGTAACACGACCTTTACTCCAAGATTCTATAATTGTTTTAGAATCTGAACCAATATGTTTAACTATAATCTTTGGACTATTCTTATTATAATATAAAGCAATTCTAAGACTAGCTACCATACTTAATAATTCAGCACCATTATTTTGCATTTTAACACCATTAAAATTAACAATGATACATGTTCTTCGACCCATCGGTAAATCATGATCTTCTAATTTCATATCTTGTAACAAATGTTTATTATGTATCAAAAGATCATCACCAAGATTATTTGTACAACACCCCCACGCATCTTTACCAGTTAATTTATTCTGACCACCATCACAATATACTGTATACTTTGGATTATAATCATTGGCAGTTAATATTTGCAATACAGGTTTTTTAATCATTTTATTTGTATTATTTTGTTGTATATTTGTATTATTTTGTTGTATATTTATAGTATTTTGATATGTATTTATTTGTTTTGTATTTTGATTAGAAGTAATTGGTCCTTTTGATACTATATATTCCTCACATAATTTTTTAGTTTTAAATGATTTATATATAGCACCGTAATAACCAGTAACTTGTTCTGAACATTCATTCCAGTTGTCATAAATACCTGGTATAATTCCTTTTACAACAGCGTAATATTTCATTTTTAGAATAATTAACTTTAATTATTCATTTTTCTAATATTTACATATGTTTATATTTCTATATCTACACTATTAATTTTGTCAAGTAGTGTATCTATACCATAATTTTCAACATTAAAATCACATTCTGAATAACAATCTGAATCAGAATCGTATTCTGAATAACAATCTGAATCAGACGAACTACTACTCTGATCATCATTATTTGTATTGTAAATAATTTTATCATCTAATGTATCATGTTCCATATCTTCACCTATATCTAATATAGATGTATAATTTTTATAATTTAGAATTTCAATGTTGAATATGATGTATGCATATTTATTTTTAACACTATTTATTAATAAATTATTGATGCTAGTTCTCATAACATTACAATGATTAATTTCATTATCAATTTCTCTCAAAAATGTTAGTGTTAAAAATTGTTGATTCAAATTTACAACAATTGACAATAAAACTTTTTTATATTCACTTGACATTTTATCTGAGCATAATCTATATAAAGTTATAAATAATACTACATCAATATCATTATTTGACATTTTCCTCGTTAAAAGTTTATTCATAATATTCTCAACTTGTATATCATTTATTTTATTGTTATATTTACATTTTAATATTTCGTTAAAAAAATCTAAACATGTTGGTATTTCATCTAAGAAAAAATCTTTATCAATATGGTCTTCGATACACATAATAGCAAGTTTTCCATAACCATTATCTATATACCACATAATAATTTCATCTGATGGTTCATAATTATTATCTAACATTATTTTTAATACTTCCATTGAAACATTTATATTTTGTATTGTTGGGTGTAAATCTGTAAATGGAATACCAGACATATAATATTCTAAAACTAAATCAGCTCTATTTATTTTAACCAGATAATCATAAATATCTTCATGTTCTCTATCGATTTCTATTTTTGATGGTTTATATTCAGCATTTATAATTATATTTGATAAATATTTATAGTATTTATCATCACCTGTTAATAACATATTTTTAAGTAATGATTCACTTGCATAATTAGGCATTTCAGCATATGAAATTAATCCATTTTTTATTGGGAGTCTCCAATATTGTACATATCGATACAATTCTAAAAAATATTCATTGTTAAAAATTATATCAACCTCAGAAAAGTAACCCTTAACATACACATCATGTGAATTAAAATCAGGATTGTTAATAATCAATGTTTCAGTTATTTCATCTTTTTTTTGAAGATTCATTTCTAATAAATTTAAAAAATTTTTTTCAACTTTAGTTACAAATCAGTTTTTTTAAATTTTTTTAAGAATATAATTATATTCTTAAAAAATATCAGCTAGTATATCATTAATTTTCTCAGAAAATATTATATTGTAACAATGAAGTTTAATAATTTCATTTAAACATATTATATCACTTACACCCTCATACTTTTTAATATTATTTTTACTTGTTTCAACACAAATAGTTTCTTTTGTTTCTACATATTTATTTTGTTCTTTTTGATAATAACGGTTAAAATTACTTAATAGATAAGAAAATGGCGACATTTTAATTAAACAAAATTGTTTAATTTTCATTTTTTATACAATTTTAGAATTGTCATAAATTGGTTTGTGTGAACTTTCTGTTATCCATATATCTAATGTTCCTATAATTTCCATATCTACAGCATTAAAATCTTTTGATGAAATATAATCATTTAATATATCTGTTATATTTTTAGATGGTGACCAAATATGTAAAATAGATTTATAAAATGTAAGTCTATTAACAACTGATCTTCTTGATAATATTAATCCATTTATTTTACTATTAATTATTCTCTCTGCATCATTTATTGTAAATTCCATTTCATGATGACATAATGCTCTAGTAACACTTACACCAACATATTGATTATCATATTTGATTATATAATCAACCTTTTTAAAATTAGAATATATATAATCTATTTCCATTTCGAAGAAACATTCTGTAGAATTTAATTTTTCTGATAAATGATGTATAGACCAAGCTTCTGAAATATCAGATGCACCTCCAGCATTTTCAACAAGTAATGAATTAAGTGCAATATCACACATTTTATCAACTTTATCAACATTAAAATAGTCAATTACTAATTTGATTGGTTCTTGTACAATATATTTTGATTCATCTATCATCGTATTATATGTTGTTAGTTCAAAAATAAAATTTGGTGAATTTGAAGAATTTTGATATATATATTTTATTTTGTTTGTATCACGTTTTAATTTTGCTATATTTTTAATAGCAGTAAAATAGTATATAAACATAACAATATATGAAAATAACACACTAAAATATACATAAATAAATAATAAGTAATATAATATATTTTTCTTATCTATACATCCACAAATTAATTGAAAGTATGGTAAATAAAAATATGAATATATATTTTTACTATTATACCATTTAATTTTCTTTAAAGTTCTAACATTGAAAAACATTTTTAATATAAATAGATTTAAACGATTTATTAATATAAGTAATTGTCTAGATATATAAAAACAATTGTTCATTGAAATTTTATAATTAATTTATGAAATAATTTCATTTTTTAGAAAAATGGCATTATTATATCTTTAGTATCTGATATATCAAGTATTAAACTTTTTAATAAACGTTCAACAGTTACATCTTCATCTCGTTGTGATATTGAAAATCTATAAATTTTATCATATGCACATTGTTTAAATAATTCAATTGTAGATGAACAATAATCTTCATATTGTAACATTAAAACATAATATTCAATAACGGATACAATAGAAATTGGTGTATAATTAACTATATTAGTTTCGATAAAGCTATAAAAATTCTTATATGATATAACTTCTATACTTGAAACTTTACTATACAATATTTCCATTAATTTTTGAGTGTCTGTTTCGAAAGATGATAATATTATATTTGTATTGAATATTATATCAAAATCATATTTTTTATTTAGATTATCATATTTCATAAATTTAACATTATCTACATCTTTACATTTTGGTATATTACAATCTAAATAAAAATTATATATTTCTTTACCATATCTTATTTCACCCCTTTGAAATCTAATATCATCAAGTGTAAATAATGAAGGTTCTATTTTTGAAATTGGTCTATTTATATCTAAATTTAGTATATTTGGTATATTTTCATTAAAAATTTTATGATTCAAAACATCTTTAGCAGTATATCTTATTAATGAATTTGTATTAAACATATGTTTTAATAAATCCATAAGATGTGGTGAAACACATTCTATATTATACTTAATTTCTTCTGTAATCTTAATCATATTAATACGAGTATGATATATATTATGTTCATATGTAAATATTTCATCATTTGAAAAATATAATGCTAAATTTCTATGTGTAATAGAATTCATAATTATTACACCTATCGAAAAAATATCAGAGCTATAATTTCTATTATTACTTGAAATTAAATATTTATCATAATTATTATATAAACTGTTTGTTACATTAGAATCTGGTGGAATATAAGCATTTGTACCACTAAATTCCCTTTTAGTATTTATTATACCCTTAACACCAACAAAATTAGCCAAACCTAAATCAATTATTCTAATATGACCATTAACATCAACCATAATATTATCTGGTTTTAAATCTCTATGAATAATACCAATATTATGAAGTTTATCAACACTTGAAATTAAAGATCTATAAATTGCAAGAAAATAATTACGTTTTGAATTTATATTTATTTTTGAATATAAATCAAATATATCTGCTAATGAATGATGAAGATCTTCAAGGATTAACATATATTCACCCATATCATTTATTGCAAATCCATTTATTTGTAAACATAATGTTGGATTAATTTTATTTATCATCCTTAACAATATTAATTCTCTAATAAATGTTGATTTACTTTTTTCACCATTTGTTACTTTTACAATGTTTTTACCAGATTCATCATAAAAAATATTACCATAACCACCAGATTTTCCAATATTTTTTAAATTTAACTCACTAGGTTCATACATTTTAAATATTTTTTGCTCCTTTTTTATATTAATTGGATTTAATATACGCTCAAGGATGTTATGTGTTATTTTATCTATATCGTTAATCATTTGTAATGCTATATTTCCTTGTTTACTTCGCTGACTAAAATTTGTAAATCCAAAATCTAATAACATTGTTGCGATGTCATACTTATCATTTAAAAAAGCATACATTAATGCTGTTGCATTATTTTCATCAATATCATTTAATAATTCAACTGAACAAACTGAAATAATATATTCAACTATTTTCCATGAGCCAGAAGAACATGATAATAATAAAATATTAGGTTCAAAATTATTGATGTTTTCTGTTTTATAAAAACATAATTCAAATTTACGCACTTTATCATTTTTAATATATTTCAATACTTTATTTATATTCATTATGTTTTTATTCATACAAATTAAAATTATAATAATATTAATTTGTATGAATAAAAACAGATAAAATGAAAAAAAACTTATTTTTTTAGTATTAAAATGAGTCAAAATATTGAACCACCTAAAAGTTTTTTTGATGTGTCTGAAGATGATACATTTCCTGATGAAACAAATCATGTAGAGAATGTGAAGCCTAATGAAGAAGTTGTCAAGGTTGTAGAAAAGCCAAAGAAAAAGAAATTTTCAATGTCTAAATTTAAGACAAAGAAACAAAATGTAAATACTGAACCAGAGGATATTGTAACAAATGAAACATTAGATGAACTCGTTTATACATCTAGAGAACCAAGAAAGTCAATGTATTTACCATCAAAAACAATACCAACAATTTTAGCAAAGTATAAAAAGAATCAAAACTATGAATTGACAATGTCACAAAATGTTAAATCTGATAAGGAACGTGTAAGAATGAGAAAACTTCAAGAAAAATCTGATGCTGAAAATACCATGTCATTATTTGGTGATGCTGCCGTTGAACCGGTCATTGAAGATGAAGAAGAAGAAGTTGATTCAGAAGCTGTTAATTCTGCTATTGATATCATGAATAGTGGTGATGTTTATAGTAAAAAGGATAAGAATACTCTAAAAACTGCAATTCCTATTTCTACTTATATGAATCAAATTCATACAATTTTCATGAGTATTAACCCCGAAGAAAGAGGAATGATAATCCTCAACATGATTTTTGGTGGACTTATTTCCAGAAATAAGTTATCTGGAATGGGTGGTAAAGCTGGTAGTTCACAATTTCCCAAACTTGTAACTGGTATCAATCTTCTTAAGATGAGTAAGTCGAGTGATTCATTAGGTAAAATTTATACAAGTGTTATCAATTCAATTTTATCAAATAATTTAAATAAATATAGAAATTCAACATCTGCTAATGACCAAGTTACAAATATTGTTAAGTTTATCAAAACTCTTAAGGATGATAAAGTAACAGTTTTCTTCCCCAATAATGTTACACTTAATGATCCATTTCCTATAAAGGATACTAATGTACAAGTTGCTTCAATTCGTGGTACACCAACTCTTGATAATATTACAAATTTCTTTGCACCACCAGTTAAGGAAGTAGATACTAAGAAATCAAATAAGGGTAAATTTGTATCCGATTCAGATGCTAATTTTGATGTTCAAGAACAACTTACTCGTGGTTATCAAAAGAATAAGCAATGGTAAATTTATATATTAAATAATTCAATTGAATTATTTATCTATTTTCATATTGTTCCTCTCTCTGTGAATAAATTGAATCAACAGTAGTTCTAAACTTAGCATATCTTTTATTTTCTTCATCTTGGGTAGATAGTAATAATTTATTGTCTTTAAACTCATTATTTGGTTTATCAAAAACTATTAAAAATATATCATCTGTATCATCAATACATACTTCTGTTAATCTAATATTAGAATTATTCATTAAATCCTTAATGGCCTGTTCATCAAAAATAGTCTTCTTTTCGTCAATAATTTCATTAAAAGTCTTTGTAACACTTGACATTGGATTTTAATTGTTTATTTTTATTTGATTTTCATTTTTTTAGGTGATTTTCATAAGAATCTCTAACCGATGTGAAACATTTACTATAAAATAGATCAAATATAAGAAAATTCCCAGGTAAAATAAATTCATTTGTGTATAATTTAATTGTTGGTTCTTCAAGTGGAAGTTCAAAGAAATATGCCATTGACTGAATAAGTGTATTGTCAATTTTACTTTTAAATATAATATTACACGATAATATTGGTATTTTATTATCATATGCAAGATGAAATAATCCACGTTTAAATTCACCAATTGTGTTACCATCTTGTAAATCACCTTCTGGAAATACAAGAACATTTTTACCAGAATCAATTAATTTCTTTATTTCTTCTTTTACAAATTCACCAGAATTTTTATCCTCATAATAATATGGAATAATGTTAAGATTCTCTAAATATTTTTTAGTTTTATCTAATTCTTTATCAACTATAGTACTAACACAATAACATTCTATTAATTTTGATACAATCATAAAATCGTAGAATGACACATGGTTTGATATAATAATATGACCTTTAATTTCAACATTTAAATCATTATAAATTTCAACATTTAAATCATTTGTAAATAAACTATCCATTAGTTTAGAATAATATTTACAATCATATCCCAATGCTAATGTTGAAATTTGTTTAATTGATATAAATCCTGTTAATATTTCTTTAAGATTTTTATTATCGAATGATGATGACATTTTTATATAATTGAAATATTCATATAAAAAATAATATAAATGTCTACATCAACAGTAATTGATTTGCAAAATGAAATGTTTCAATACATTAATTCTATACCAGAAGATAAAAAAATTAAACAATTATTATGTGTTAATTATGATGGTAGATCTATGGATTTTGATGGTATGATAAATAATAAGGATTATGATAATAGCATTTTTATATTTAACGACAATTATACAGAACATAAAACATCAAAAACTGGTAGAGGTAATGCTAAAATTAGAAAATATAATAATTATTCCGGATTAAATATACCCAGATCATTTGGTATTCCAACTGGTCATTATCGTACTGGATATAAATCATTAGATGAATCAATAGTACATATTAATGAGTGTATGTACGAATTAATAAATATAATTTTAAGATGTAACTATCAAAGACTAGTATATTCAGTTGATTCATTAACTAATATATTGATTGGAACAAGTATTTTTAATGTTAGTGATGATGTTAAGAGATATATATCTAAATGTTTTTTAATTTTAAGTGCCAATGGTATATTAAATTTTGTCAATAGTACTGGAAAAACTTACGATCATAAAATTACATATGATAATATTAACACTTTTAAGTAATATTTTTTAATTAAAAAATATTTTAATAAAATATGACTGAGACAGTTGAACAAATAATGAATAAAATTTTGATAGATTCTAATTACATAAACATTGATAAACTCACAAATGGTTATTTAATTAATTTAGGTCTCACACAAGATAAAATTAATCTTTTAATTGATTTTTACAGTGATGAATATGATTATTACAAAATTAATTTTTTAGATCTTATTGATTTACTAGATATTTTATCAAAATTAGAATGTGAAAATATTGAAAGATTATTAATAATCCTTAAACATGGATATTACAATGAATCTAAAAATTACATCATGAATAATAGTTTCCATCATCTTGAACATTTGTTTGATCAGATAACTCGTGATCCTATTAGTTATTCTATTATAAATAACAATTCAAAATTATTTGCATTTTTATCTGAGAGAAAAATGTTACAATATGTTAAACTAATTTCGGGAAATGGAAATTTAGATATGGTTAAATATATTTTTTCATACTCACCATGTACAAACTTAGATGATCAAATTTATACAGCATTTTTGAAAAATAAATTTGATATTGTAGAGTATTTAATTGAGAATTTAGATGTTCCAAATTTATACAATTTATTATTATTTGCAGTTCATAAACAGGATTTTAAGTTTGTCGAATATATCATTCTATTAGATTGCCCACAAGAAGAAATTTATAATGTTGGTGATGAGAAAATCTTATCTATTGCTGAAAGATTAGGTGATAGAGATATTGTTAGAATTTTATCTGAAAATAACTTCTTTGATGATAGTGATTATTAATAAATATACAATTGTATATTTATAGATTTTTTAATATTTGTATCTTCTCTTTGAATGTATATTTGGGTGATTTGTATAACATTTTTATTATTTTAGCATCTTTATAACCTTGATATAAATAAACTGGTGATAAAACAATAAAAACTGGTAATAAAAATAATAAACATGTAAAGTTGCATAACTTTAAAAAACATCTATCCAATTTATTAATATCATATATTTTGATATCAGAATAACATGATGTACATATTATTCGTTCACTATCATTTTTAACATTGAGAAGTTTAGATTCATTTTCTAAAACATCTAAACAACATGGGCATTTTTCATCATCATTATATATATTTTTAATCTCATTGTTATTTACAATTAAATTCCATATTTTTAAATTATCACCAATGAGTATAATAGTATGACAATTATCAATATTATCACATTTTATAACATCACCAAGTAATATATTACACTTCAAAATTTTTGTTTCGATAAGTTCTAATTTATTATCTTTATTTATTATAAATGAATAATTACAAAAATCAGGTTTTATATCTTCAATTATTTCTTTTAAACCATTTGATACTGATAAAATTATATTAATTGTAAATTTTAAACTTATAATTTTATATTCATTTGGAATATTAAGTTTTTTAATATCTTTTAATGACATTTTTATGATTTTATAGTTATTGTAATTTCAGTTTTCAGGGAAAAAGACATTAAAATATGATTCAAAAAATACGTCCCTGAATAGTTATTCAGAGACGTATTTTTAAGCACTTTTTTGACTTGTCTATCCGACGGCTAGTCGGATGTAATTTTTGAAAATATGTTATTTTAACTAAATTTCAAAGTAATTTTTTCGCATTTTCATAGATTTTGAAGAAATAAAATATGTCTAGAGAACTGATGTAATAAATTTATTACATTTAATTATAATTTAATCTTAAAAAATTGATAGAATTGGAAGTAAAATATTTTTTACGTTGAAAAGACACGAATGAAGACAAAAATAGAATTCAAAAAAGTGATCTGAATAACTATTCAGAGAGCGATTTTTAGGCACTTTTTTCTTATGAGTACCCGATTTCTATTCGAGACTATTTTTTGAAAAGTGCTAAAAATGACAATTTTTCAATTGAATTTTTTGAATTTTTCATAGATTTTAAAGAATTAAAATCTATCTAGAGAACGGATATAATAAATTTATTACATCTAAATAATATTTTTATAAATATTTAAATAAGTCTATCATATTTATGTAAATATTTATCATCTAAATCTTGTGTTAATTGTGGATTAAAACTAAAATGAACGACTGTACAATATGGGACTATAATATTATTATGATTTTCAATTAAACATCTCCTTGCACTCATAAATGTTTCATCGTCATTATTACCAATTTTCTTAAATATTTCAAATGATTCTTTAATTGTTTTAAAATTACCAGCAAACATATTAATCGATACTCTACTGTTCCATTTAATATTTGGTATATTCAATATAAATTTTTCTTTATCATTTAAGAATTCATTGTGAATTTTATCAGCTAATTCTGTTTTAGTAAACCATCCACACCATGTACTCAATGGAATTTGACAACCATCTTGTTTAAGATTTTCATCTACTTTTGGTAATAATGAATGTACACCATTTAAACTTTGTATATGAGCACATACATCATTATTTATAATATTTGGATAATATAAATTTCTATCATTTTCATCTGATAGATTAATATTGTTTAAATATTTCTTGAAATTATCTATATCAATATAAACAATATCATCATCACATTTAATTAGAATATCATCATCCTTAAAATCAGAATTTATATAATAATCATAATATTCATACCAACCATTAGTTAATATTTCTGGTGTTAAAATTGTATATTTATCAGATAATGTTTTAATGAAACTACTATCATCTTCAGTTTTAGCATAATTCCAAATATGAACATCTGTGATTATATTTCTAATTAATAATATATCTAAATATTTAATTAGTATAGATAAATATCTTTTTCTACCAGCAAAAATTGTAAATATAATAGACATTTTAAAAATTGAAAAATAAATGTAATATATGTTTAAAATATGTCTAATGGTCTATTCTTTATGTTTTATACGGATGAGTGTGAGTTAAATAAAATTATTGATGTAATTGAAGATTACAATGAAAAGTATGAAATGGGTAATACGATTGTTAAAAATAGGAATTTATTTTTTGATATACTGGGTCGTAAATATCCAAATGATGAAGGATTAAGTAGTATAAATTTAGCTAAGAAATATAAGATTGACTTGACTGGTATAGATATTGATGATTTTTCTATTTTACCTGAATATCAATGCCCTGTGAAAGTAAATAATTGTATTTATATTAATTCTAATGGAAAAAATGGAATTAGAGTTTTATTATCCGATGGTGGTATAGAATCATTTTCATGTTTTTTAGAATTGTATGAAATTGAATATGATGAGAGATTACTTGATCATGATGAATTAGGTTATGTATTGGATGAAAATTCTGAATTATATGAAGAAAACGATTTATCTATGTGGTACTAAAATTGAAAACTTACAATTAAATTTAATTGTAAAATGTCAATTATAGAATCTATGGATAGATGCAAAGAAGATGAATTACCAGAATTATATAAAAATATTGAAGATTTAGATGATAATATGAAAGTGATGATTATTGAAAAACTTAATCAAATAGAAAATTATAGTATTAATACTGTTATTTTTGATGATATTAAACTTTGTTTAGAATTTTATATTTTCATAGGTAATGACCAATCTGAAAGAGTTAAAATATCAATTATTCAAAACTGTTATTACTTTGATTTAAATAAATTATATTCTATTATTGGTAATCATTCTGATAGAATATTGAATGAATTTATTAAACGCATAAATATATTCACTGATGTTTATTATGAGTTTGAAGATGATATTTTTGAATACATGTATAAATTTTATTTGAATATAGAAAATGGTATAAATTTATATAACGAAAATGTAGTAAAATGTCATTGTAATATTAATTATTTACATAAACCAACTAATGAAATAGTAATGAAATTACTGTCAGAAAATAAATATGATAATATTGTATCATTATTTAAATTAATTAGTAGACAAACATATGAAATAAGATATAAATTTTCACAAAAATGCAAACCTGATGATGTTGTAAAATTATATGAATTATTCTATGGGCCAGATCATAAAATTCTATTAAAACTATTTAAAAATTGTAAACCTAATAATGATATTGAATTATTATATAAACAAGAATATGATATTATAATGGATTTTGTAAAAAAATGTAAACCGGATGATATTGTTGAATTATATAAAATATTATATAGACCAGATTATAAAATTACTTTAGAATTGATTAAAAAATGTAGAACTGATTATGAAATAAAACGTTTATTAACATATAATAGAATTAAAGAATCAATGTATTTAAGATATTATGATATTTTAGGTGTTGATTATATTCATCTAATAGTTGAACCATCAGAAGGGTTTTTTATTGAAATTGTTAAGAAATCGTGGACAAATTTCTACTACATAGAATATAAATATAAAACAAAATCAGTAGTTGAAGAAGTATTAAGACAATTATATTCGAACGTTATTTAATTAAAGAAATTTCTTTAATTTTATTAAAAATGTCAACAGCTTCTAACCAAACAGAATTATTAAATTGGGATGGTACATCTAATTTGACAATTACCCAAAATATTGTTATTACTGGATCTTTCACACAAAGTGTAATTTATGAAGATTGTATAATTGATGGTCAAGAATTTACAATTACAGTTGATGGTACAATTGCAACATTTCATGGTATATTTATAATAGATTCAACAGCAACTGCAACTATTGAAATTAAAGATATAAATTTGTCATTATCAACTGCAATTGGTGGTGGTGGTGGTGGTATATTAGGAACAATGATAAGTAATGTAGAAGGTAATAATAGTATTACAATAAGTGAATGTTCTGTTGTTGGATCTTATGATATTGGGGGTAATTCTGGTACTATTACTGGTGGTTATACTAAAAATTGTACTATAACAAAATGTTATTCTACAGGAACAATATCAGGAAGTAATTCTGGTGGTATTTGTGGTGTAAGTGTTGCATCATCTGTTAGTATTACAAATTGTTATTCATCTGGTGATATTACAGGGAGTAAAGCTGGTGGTATTGGTGGTAAAAATTGTTCAGCTAATATAACAAATTGTTATTCAACTGGTACTATAATGGCACATCAATCTGGGGGAATTGTTGGTCGAGATTATTATGGTGATTTATATAATTGTTATTCAACAGGTAATATAGATTATGTTGGAACTGGTGGTTGTGGTGGAATTGCTGGTAATAATTGTTTTTCAAATATATATAATTGTTATTCTTACGGTACAATTAACTCTGGTGGTACAGGGAATGTTGGAATTGCTTACAAATTTGCTAATAATTCAGCTATAATGACGAATTGTTACGCACGCGGAGCAACATCAACTGGTTCTGGTCAATTAGGTCTTTATTATTCTGGTAACCCAGGTACATTATCAAATAATGGATTTGGTTCTGGTACATGGACTGATCCAATTGGTAATGGTTATCTTGTAAATAGTATTTCAAATTATACAGATATTTGGTCTGATACTAATAGTGTTACACCACCTGTTATAAATGCACCATTTATTTTAACATCATTTTTATCATCACCATTTTCACATACTACTTATGATTCTAATGAAGGATTTCTATCACCATCATGTATAATTGAAGGATCTTATATTATGACTAATAAAGGTAATGTTCTAATTGAAGATTTATCTGTTGGTACCCTAATAAAAACACATAATAATGAATTTAGAAAATTAACTCATATAGGTTCTGATTACACTAATAAATCAGAAGTTAGAGTTATAAAAGCTGGCGTTTTAAATAATGATAAAGATTTATATTTAACTAACGATCATTCATTATTATTTGAAAATGTATTAGATAAATATAAGAATGATAAGTATCAAACTATTAAACGTGTACCAATAGGTAAATTTTATAAGATTAAAATGAATGAAACAACTTTATCTGAACCTTCTACAATAAATAAAAAGTATAAATATTACAATTTAGTAGTTGAATCAGATGATGGTCTTGAACCGGGTATTTATGCAAATGATATATTAGTTGAAAGTTGTTATTTAGAATGGTTCATTTTAAATTTTTAGTTTTATTTTGACATGTTTTAGTTTTATTTTAACATAAGTTATAATTATATTATGTATTTTAGTTTGTATCAATCTACCAGACATCTTTTAATTTTGATGAAACTATGAAAAATACAAAAAATTACTTTGAAATTTAGTAAAAATGTCATATTTTCAAAATAAATCATGTCTACAGTCCCGAGGGTCAAGTCAAAAAAGTGCTTAAAAATACGTCTCTCTATAATTATTCAGAGTCATTTTTTGAATTCTATTTTTGTCTTAATTTATATCTTTTTAACTAAAAAAATTATTTTTTATACAGAACTATTTAATTTTTAAGATTAAATTATAATTAAATGTAATAAATTTATTACATTTAATCTATAGACATATTTTTTGATTATTTAAAATCTATGAAAATACAAAAAATCAATGTGAAAAAGAACGTATTTTTTATACCGTGTTTAATTTTGATATCAACCGAAAAAATATACATATTAACATAAAAAAAATTTTTAAATCTCTATTTATAGATTTTGTAATTTTTAATTCACGTTCAAGTTTTACTATTTCACCATTAAGTTTTTCAATATCATTGTCACGAATGTTTATCATCTTTATTTTAATTGAATCTAAATTATAATATTCTTCCTCATATGTATCTGAATCACTATCACTGTAACATCGCGTTGTGTTTTTATAATTATAAGATAAATTATTTTGATAATTACCTTTATCATCATATATTTTATTAAAACTGTTTTCTATTTTGACGATTAAATTGTCAAAATCATCATCATTTTTATAACTATGATATACCATTTTTTTATTAAAATTATTATATATTTCAATTATTTAATTCATAATCTACTTTATATGACCAATTAGCTTTATATTTATACAAATCATAATGTTTGTAGTATATTACAATTCGTTCAATACCATGAGTATAAATATCTTTAGGTTCAGATATAGTTGTTTCAAAATTTAAAAACTTATGTTGTGAATTCTTTTTAAATATAAAATCTTCCATTGGTACACCTAAATGTTTGTAATGTTGTAAATCACTAAATTCATTAGATATATTTTTAAGTTCTAGAATTTTATCTTTAATACTCATAATAAATTTTGTACTATATATACCTAAATTAGAAGATGGAAATTCAAATGAATAACTCTCGTTTTCAATAAGTTTTAAATCATTAATGATATCTAAAAAATTAGGACCCATCTTACAAGTATCATGTAAATACATAAAATTATCAAAATTAAAAAATTCTCTATATTCACCAGTATAATCATCTAAAATTTCTATTAAAGATATAATACCAGTAAAATCTATTGAATTATGATTAATTTCTATATTAATTATATTCATCTCTTTACTTATTTTAAATTTGTCATAACCTCCTGTTATAACTATAAAAACATTCTCGTCATTTTTAACGTCGGATAAAATGTTTTTACGTGCTTTTTCATTGTTCATATGAGAATTAATTATGATGAACATTCTTTTATATGTAATAAAAGAATTTTAAAAAATATGTACAATTGTACATATTTTAGTTTTTACATCCAGTTACATCCAGTTACATATATTTACATCCAGTTACATTCTCCAGAAATTGTATCATGAAGTTTACCATTCGAATTCCAAATTTGACTTTCATCACGAGACTTATAATACAAACTTACATATCCACATTCCTTAGAAACCTTCATAGAATCAACTGTATACACATTAAAAGACTCATAATGAATCTTATTGTTGATAATTACAAGATGACTCATATTCTTACTCATATAACTAATATAAGTAATCTTACCAGCATTAACAGTGCAATTTGACAAGTTTTCAACATTAGGGTTTGATAAGATAATTTCACGATCGAAAACCTTGACAAAAACAGACTTATTTGAATAATCATTATTAAGATTCATCATTCCAATTTTAGCATTTACACCATTAGAACTGTTGATTCTACCAATAACAATAAGATTCTCATCATTGATATCAAAATCCATAATGTTAAAAGAATTGAAATTCCAAGAATGAATTAATGTAGTCTTATCATTCTTAAATTCATAGACTTCAACATTTGAACCATAATGAATATCATTTCTATACTTGTTTACAATTACATAACGATTCTTATAAGACTTGATATTTGCATCATCAATGTTAGACAATTCATAAATACTCTTATTGATCTTTTCAACAGGTATAAAATTTGGTACAGTTCTCTTGTTTGGGTCAACACCAATAACTGATGACCCAAACAAGAACTTTTCAAAATTGTCATAATACTCTCTTCTTTCAACAATAGTATCAACAAAACCCTTTCCCTTTACATACTTATCAATAGTCTTATCTTCAACAATAACAAACTTACCCTTAATAAATTGAATGTTTTTGATATAGGTAGGGATAGTACGAGACCATCGCTTAGCATGTGTCATAATATAATTATAAATTGTAATTTCACGAGTCATAATATCTTGAAGAATAATAGCACCAGTTTTGTTATCTCCAACCATAGTATTTCCATACCATACAATGTACTTATTCGAATCCCTATCTAAAATAAAAGCATCACCATTTACCTTTACTAATCTAGGTTCAAAATCTATAGATTTAAAATTATCAATTGCAATATTCTTACTGTAATCAAATGACTGCAAATTAAAACCATTTTGCTTATTTGAATAAATCATAGAAAACTCATGACCATATCCAAAATCAACACCAGATTTGGTATAATCAAATGTATAATCAATAATAATATCAGAAATTGCAAACTGTGATGATTTAACATATTCATTGAGCAAATTATTATTTGATTTAACACCAAGTTGAACATTCTTAAATGTTGTAATAAATGATCTCTTAAGATCATCAAAGTTATCAACAGAAATATCAATCTTAGGTAAAAGTTTCATTGTAAGGTTAAACTCATCATAATATTCAAGATTCTCAATAATATTCTCATAATGTCTATCAATGTCAAATGTATTTACATCACTTGATCTATCTGTGAATTTGTTAATAATATCAATAAGGTTCACCTTAACAATTCCAGTTTTGATACCATATTTAACATCATCTTCATCAATAGAATATTCAAATTCAATATCATCAGTTTCACTTTGATTGTATACATGCTTATCGACACACTTAACATCATGTGAAAAAATAAGTTTAATTGATGTTACAGGTACTTGACTTTGATCAGAAACACCATTACGATATTTCCAAATCATTGGAACAAACTTCTTTCGGATATTTTCATAATCTTCAGTATAATATCCATCAGAAACATAATTCTTACGATTGAGATAACTCTTTGTCATTGAAAATGTTTTATTGATATGATTCTTATTCCAAATAAGAATATTAACATCAAAATCATCAGGTAAAGTATCATCGTATGTACTAACAATTTCATTTATGTATGAATCAGAAAATAATGATCTGGATGGAAATCTAATATCATTAATTTCAGTCAACATTGTAAAAATATCAATTATAGACATTTCCTTCTTTGAATACTTTACAATAGATTCAAAGTAAGAAATAACAACCTTGTTACCAATATTCAATTCAGTTGTTGAATAATTAGAATCCTTGATGAGTGTATCAATATAAGTTTCAAATGTTTTATTCTTGATATCGTCATTAAACATCTTAATTTCCTTGTGATAGTTTTCCTCATCTAGAGTAAGTCTATTTCTATTGATAAACATCTTTACCTTATCGCGATATTGCTTACTTCTACTACCTAAACCAAGAATAATAACATTTAAAATATCATAAGGGTTAACACTTTCATAACGATCAACCTTCTTTTTAATATCATTCTCAAAGATTTTAATTTCATTCTGATATTTAAATGGGTTAATCTTAAGATCATTCTTCTTAATAAACAAACGAAGATCATCACGATAACTTTTGTTCTTATTAGACATTTCAGATAACTTAATATTCATAACTTGATAATTGATATCATCAGTATCAGTTGAATAACCAACATTTTTGTAAAACTCATCAAGATTTCTCATAATATCATCATCATATTCCTCTTCTTCATCATTATCAATAACTCCTCTTGAAAGCCCCTCAGTAATAGAATTAATATACTTGTTAAACTCAAGATCCGTAATATTTTCACCACTAGATAAATTTTGTTGGGGAACAAGAAGTTCATATTTAATAAATGAATTAATCATATCATGATGAACCTTATTTTCATCATTTACATCCTTTTTAATCATTGTTAAAATATTATTGGTATTCACAACATTGTTTTCACCAAGTTTTTCGGGGACAGTTGAAAGAATATATCCCTTAAGCATATCAATATAAAAAGATGAAATACTCTTAGCATCTAGAACATTTTTGGTTTCATCAGACATTTTAACAAAATTACCATTTGAAATCTCGGAATAATGATTTTCACCATCACTTGCAATTCCATCCTTAAGTGTAACACCGATAGGTAAACTAGAAAGTTCTTCAATATCAGGTTTAAGTGAAATAATATAATCAGGTAAAGTTTGTGTATGTGATAAAAATAAATTTGTACCGATAGAATACTTCATGTAAAGCTTATACTTTTTAATCAATGTTCCAATTTCTGGTGATCTATAAAGATCATACTTAGAAACATTTGACATCATAATATTAATCTTGTTGATCTCAACATAAATAAGATTAAAACTATTTCTATAATTACCAGGCTTATTGATATTTGACTCTTTAATAGTAAGGGGGAAATTAATAATGTGATTAACATATCTCACAATGTCAACGAAATCTTCATTTTCAGCATGTTGTGAATTGATATAAGTACGTATGTCATCAATCCTTCTGATATTTTGTCTGTAAATACCACTGATCATACGAAATGCGTGAATAGCATTATATCTATAAAATTGATCACCAAAAAGAGGTCTAATTGAATAAATAAACTCGTCATACTTTGAACGCCTATCATCATCATTTAATGAATTAACAAATGCATTTACCTTGTTTTCAGACTTAATATTATTATTCTCATAATCTCTAATAGTATTTGAAACAAAAGATAACGAGAACATTGAAGTAATACTACCAAAAACTTCATGAATCCGTCTCAATGCATAAATTACTTCGGGTGAAAATTCTTCGTTAATAAGTTCAAGAAAACCATCTTCTAAAGTTTCACTGGTTCTAAACTTGAAAATTCTAGAAATTGCACCAGAATCAAATCTAACAACGTTCTCAATAAGAAATTGTGGAAACATAATTTTACTTTCGTTGATATAACTCAAAAGAAAATTCTTCTTTGATAACCAATTATCATCATCTTGCTTCTTATACCAACTATTATTAAACCCGTCAAGTTCTGAGTTAACTTGAATAGTCTTTGGTAAAATTGTAACCTCATTACCCTTTGTAATAACAAGTAAATTACCATGTGAAACAACGTTATCATTTGAACTTAAGAAATGTGATCTAAGCTTGTATTCAATTGCTCTATTAAGACAAAGAGATGATGAAATAGGTTTAGAATCAACATTAATCTGAAAAACTGCATCATTAGAATAATTTTCAACAGTCGTCTCAGTGTATGCAATGATACTATCTTCAATTGTTTCACTAATTGGCTTAATAATCTTAGTAGTTTTAACATCATCATTCTTGAAATTAACAATATTATCAATGTTCATCGTCTTCATATTAATAAATCCATCAACAATACAAGCAACATTAATCTGGTCAGTAATAACAACCGCAATTTTACCGTCAAAGATAAACTTTTCATAACCATCAACATCAATATGAATAAGTTCAGTTGAGTTATTGTTGTAATTCCAAACATAAATAGCTGAACCAATAAATGTAAAGAAGTTATCATCAACATACTGAAGATCTGTCTTACCATTTGACAAATTTTCAACAGTATAAACTTGACTTGTACTAAGTTCATTGGAATTGTTAACATCAAACAATTGAGTATTCAACCAAGAAATTTGCTTAATCTTATTATCAACAATATTATATTCAAAAATTCCCATAATACTATAAATAAATTGTGTGATTGATTGACTATTATCTGGTGAAATATTAATTTCTGTCATTTGATACTTACCATCGAGATTTTGAATTCTAAAATTTGGTACACCAGAAATAGTTTCAAATGAAATGAAACAATCATGAACCCAAAGTCCATCTCTATTGTTTCCACTAAATTTTTCCTTGTAATTCATTAAATAAGAATATAAATGATGCTCCTTACCTGATGATTCAGTAATCATATTCTTATAAATAGTACGCTCAGGGTATTCAGAAATAACAGGGGTAAGAATAATAGATAAATTACTGAAATTAACAATAATCTTCATCTTAAGTCTAATTCTATCACTAGCATATGTAAAACCCACAAATACGTCAGAATTAACCCATTCACCATTCTTAATACATTTAGGATAATTAGTTCCCCTATCAATACTAATACCATTAAGATGTGTGAAAGTAACATACCTCATATTTTCAATGTCAAAAAATCTTGGTCTACCACCTCTATTGTAAATCAAGTATTTATCATCTTGTGAGAAAAAGAAACTGTTATGATCAAATATGGGTTCAGCATATTGAACCAAATACTTACCAAAAGACATCTTACCATCACTGTTATATTCTAATAATACATCATGCTTAGACTTGTTAGTCTTATCATTGATATACTTAATATTAACCGCATCACCAGCAATAGGATCATAAAATGGAAGCTTAATGTCAACCTTAAATCCTGCAGCAGTAACCCAAAGATGAGCAAATTCTCTTGTAGAATCATCATATTGCTTTGTTACACAAAAACTCTTATCACCAAAAATAATATCAGAAACAGATTCATGGTTCAAATTTACACAGAAAATATATCTGTTACCAGATTTAATATAAATCTTGACACCACTTTGAAACCCAATTCCAATAAAATTAGAATCCTTAGACAACTTGATCCACTTAGGCTTATCACTACTGTAAAATCTATAGTTATTCACCTTAATCAAATTCCACTTAATATTACCCATTGCAAGAGACAAATTATGAAATTTGTTATCATTCTTAATAGAATCATTTTCAAGGTTAATCTTTTCTGTAAGAATCAAACTATCAAGATTTGTAAGTTCATCCATACCCTTAAAATCAACATCATTAGAATAATTTGTAAAATCATTTTCATTGCTTCCAACAACATTTTCAATCAACTTACTACCATAATACTTTGTGTAAATACCACTTGAATTTGTAATTACCATGACTTCATCAGAATTCTTCGAAAAAGTTTCAAAGGTTTCATCGAAATAACTATTGTAATCAGTATTGTATGTATCTGTGAATTTTGTGATATTTCTAACACTTAATGATCTCAATGTGATCATATTCTCAGCGAAGAATTTGTAATTTTCAATGATATGAGTATGTCTTGCAAACATTAACTTAGGAATAAGATTGTTACTGGGATAAATTGTAACACTAATCTTATCTAAAGTATTATCTTCAGTTGTTTGAACAAAATTATCGTTATCTAACATATCATACTGAACAGAACTCAAATTTTCATCCAAATCCTTAGTAAAAGCAAAATGATATCTTCTGTCTGTAAATGTCTTTTCAATTGGCTCCAAACCAAGAAGTACACTCTTCATAAAAGAAACATCCTCACTATGTTCTCTGATAGAAAGTGTGTTCTTAAGAAACATCATCTTAGACTTATGATCAATATCAATATCAACACCAAGTGTGGTGTTATGATTAATATCAAAATCAAATTCAATCTCACAAATATTTGATTCAAGCTTATAACTAGATTCACCCTCAGTCCAATTACAACTATCAATAGTAAGTCTACCATTACTGCTATTGTATGGAATAAAAAATCTAAACTTGGAAAATGTACCAGTTTCAAAATCATCCTCTGAATGATAAATAGAAACATTATGAAGATCCTTAATATAATGAACATCACCAATCGTTGAATAATAAATATTTGAAAATGCATCCATGATGACATTCTTTTGATTTTCATTCTTAGAATGTTCAACAGAAAACATACAATGAATATTAGGATCGTATTTAAATTCACCAAGCTTCAAAGTGTTATTCATATTACTCTGGATTGTAAGATTCTTGTTAATTCTACTGATATAAGAATTGTTAAGATTATGAACCGATTGTTCATATTCAGAATTAAATGTAACAACATAATCTGATTCAGAAACTTGTGAAATAACAATGTTTTCGTCATCATTATAAAAAGCATCAAACAACTCATTAATAATAAACTCATAAGAATCTGTACTAATACTCTTGTAAATTTCATCAACTAAAGAACAAAATAATTCAGGTAACATAGTAGATGCAGCCAATTGAACAATAGTAGTTGAAATTTGCATACCAACATATTCAGGTAAGATAAGTGTTTCACCAATTGTCTTAAGTTCCTGAATAATATTGTTTCTGTTTTCATTAAATGTTGATGTAGTCATAACACTACCATCATCCATTAAATCAATAATCATAGAAATAATCACTCTGAGAATTCCACTTTGATTAGATAAGAAGATAAGAATTTCATCCTTAGATTTGTTAACAAACTCACTATTCAACATGTAAATAGAATCAGTTGCCTTCTCCAAATCAAGTAAAAACTTTTTGGAAATAGAAACCTGCATATCATTTGTAAAGACTGGTGTATCAATAACCTTAATAGAATTCTGAACAGACTTTATAAAAAACTTAATCATATCAAAACACTCATCAAAACGAGTGAGATTAAAAGTATTTCCAGTAATATTCAAAACATCAGAATCGGATTCTCTTGTGGTTACAATTTTATAAATGACATCTAAAATTGAATCAGATGGTACACCATTCTTTAAAGATTCACAAATATATCTGAAAAAATATGATGGTACACCATTAATTACAATTTCCTCATCAGAATATAGTGTAAATAAATCAATAAGTGAAACAAGTGTATCACCCTGAAAAATCATGTTAAAATTCTCAATAATTGATTCCTTGAAATTACTGTTATAAGCAATAGTTTCAATGTAAAATCTAAGAATTGAACTCTTTGTGCAACTAAAAATATCAAGATTATCAAACTTAAAGTTTGTTCTAATCATAGAACTACCAGTATCTTCAGAATAATCTTCCGAATTGAAAACATAATCACTAGCATAAAACCAATCACCATTTAGAATCTTGAAATTCTTTGCTGAAGATCTTAAAAGTGCAATATAATGAAAATCATCAATTCTCTTAACCTTAAGTGGCTGATCCATATTCTTATCAAAGATTGGTTCCTCATCTAAACGAATAACAACTTGAATAATATTTGGGATATCAGTTAAAGTATTCGTAAGCTTGATAACTCTTTGAACAACAGTTGGTGTAAAAGAAAATTCTGAACCGCGGATAGAAAACCCTGAAAGATTCAAAACCGCATTAACATCAGTATCAACATACTTACAGAACCCAAATGGAATAAATGAAATACCATTATACTCAACATCACCCCTAGAAATAGGAATAATGATGAAACTAATTGGTAGATAATTACTGAACTTATCTTGATACTCAATCCCATTAAAAACAAGATTCTTCTTAGAAAAATTACTCTTCATTTCACCAGAAAAATTAAACTTATCATTATTCAAATCGTTAATAATTCCTGTGAGATCAGATGAATCCTCAACCTTTGAATTATTGATAGTATAAGAACTATGATTGAAAAAAATCTTAAACTTGCTATCATTGTATGAATAAGTAGATTCAATCGAATCCTTGGTAGAATTACGAACAAAAATATACTTTTCTGTACCAGCAGTGATAGATGTTGATCTAAGATCCTGAAATCCAATCTTACCATTTCTGACAAGTTCTCTGAGTCCATCAGAAAGCTTTCTCTCATAATAAGATCTCCTTGTCAACGTATTTGTGTATTCAGTTGTGAAATTCTTATCATAACCTTCAATCTTACATGATAAAGTTGTAGTGTTAAGATTTTTCTTGGGATTTTGATCCATCTTCAAAATAATTCCATACTTTGCCAATTCATTGAAAAACAAATTTAATGTATCCTCTGCATCGCGTGCTGTAACAGAAGATGGGTAAATAATAGTGATTCTATATTGATTTTGATTAAGATCAACCCTATTGTCACCCTTGTTGTCATCCCAAATGAATGGTCGATCACCAATGTCACAATCGGTAATATTTTGACTCATAACAAAAAGTCTAGGTACAAGAATAAGACCATTACTGTCAAAGTAACACTTTTCAATACCCTTCAAATCAGAAAAATTGGTTCCCTCAATTGTCTTCAAATTTGTAAAGTAAGAATTGTATTTCTTAGCCATGTCGCTATAATATGGGTAAGAATCAACTGTAACAACAAATCGATCCTCCATCTCCTCGATTTTAGATGTTTCATTGTCGATTAAGAATGACATACCAAGAATATAATAAAGAACATCAATCTTAAACTTGTTAAATTCATTGTGAATATAAATCGAATCAGTACCATGTCTTACCGTGATTTGATATTTATAACTAACATTTAAAGTTGTTCCATCGCGCTTTTGAACAGAAATTTCATCAATACTCTTGACTGTGAAATTAAGATTGCCAACAACAAAGTAAAAATCTCTAAGGGTTGGTGCAAAAACGCTGTAGTCAAGAGTACTCTCTTCCTTACGATCACCATAATCTCTAATGATACTCTGATCACTCTTGAAATCACTCTGTGTTGTAAAAATCTCATGATAATGTCTGTAACTATTGTTTGTAATGATTTCATTAATCTTATTCTCCTTAATTTCAACCTCCTCGTCCATTGCAACCTCGATGATACTTATCAAATGTTTAGTCATATCACTTGTCAAATTCGGTTCCTTGTATTCCGATAACAAATTCATAAACATTTCTAGACCATAGTTATCGACATTATCATCCTGGTTTAGATATGTCACAACTGTTGCAATATTAGCATTGTTCTTTCTGAGCTCAGATAAAAGTGTTTGCATAGATTTATTCATAGTTTTATTTTGATTTTTTTCTTATTTTTTTCATTTTTTTATTAAACATTTAAACACTTAAAATGACAATGAAAAAATAAATATTTAAAATAAATATTATTCTATTTTTCTATGATTTAATTTTATAACATATATTTATCGCCATATATTGTATAAAATTATCATTAAAAATATATACGATAAAATATAAATTTATAAAACCAAAAAATCAAACGATAAAAAAGAATGAACAAAACAAAAAGTAAGTAAAAAATGGTCTCCAATAACTATAGACAACACTATTTTTACTCACTTTTTTCACTTGAGTAGACGTTCTGTAGGTATGATAATTTTCAAAATTGTGAGATTTTTAGTAAAATTAAAGTATATTTTTAGTATTTTTATGTAATTTTTTAATTTGATTATACTTTATAAGTTTATTGTAAATTATTTTTAATATATTAATTGTATTTTTTATGTTAAATGTTTCATTAATAAATTCTAAGAATATAAATAATAAAAATTTCTATTGTTTTTAGTAGTTTTATTTTGATATTCTAGGGAAGCCGAGAATTTGCTATAAAAATTTCTTCAAAACAGCGTTAAAAATGCATTTCATGGATTTCTCTGGATTTTCCTATACTTTCCAACAAACCCAACAGAAAAACGACACAAAACAACTAAATTATTGAAGATCAAAAATTCAGATTTTTTCGTATATTCTATATTTATTTTTATTGTTAAAATTATTTC